CGTGGTAATTATCCAGAATTTTATACACACCATGAAATGGGGCGCCTAAGCGCCCCCTTGGATAATTAGTTGGATAAATATACACACAATCATACACACACTACCATTGATTGAGTGGAACCTGCGATTTGGTGTTGATTCGTGAGCGGATACCGAAGGTCCGAGCGTACTCGGTGGCACGATGGGTTGATGACTTCATGCCGAGGTAGTATTCCCTCACATATGTTTCATTTGATTTGACTGGTACAGGTTTAGATGAGTAGGCGATAGTGACCTTGCCAAGTGAGAAGATGCGTTTGCCATCTTCGACATAGAACCGTTTGGACGGACGAAAGCCTGCTTGCATTAAAGCATTACGAAGTGTGGACATAGTTGCGCCTTATTTAGTTAGAGTGAGTGCTGACGCTGAAAAAATCGGGGGGCAAGCCCCCCGCCTGATTACTTGGTAGCAGAAGCGATTTCCTGCACCTCACGGATAAACCCGATAACATCGTCAAGCATTTTGCGCTTGGCATTAGGCTTAGTTAAGCCGGTCTTTTTGTCTACAACATACCCGCCATTTTTAGCTAATTGCAGGTCATACAGTCGATCGGAAAACCGATCCGCTAAACCGTCAAATGATGCGCGGTTTGATATTGATACTGACTCGCCAAGCATGACTGCTAGAGCTTCAGACAATGGGCGATAATCCCCACGCCTTGCCTTGCTAGCGATAAGCTCAGTCGATTGTCCGGCTAAACCAGCGCGGGCAACCTTGCCAACTCTACCGGCACGACTTGAAGCGTAGAGAACCGCCTCAAATGATGCGCTTGGTAGAACCGAAAGCCTACGCTCGGAAACTGTTTTGCCGTTAACCAATGTACAAGCTGGTGCGTACTCAACAATCTCAGCCGAACCGAAGTTAGCGATTTCGTTTTGCATGATAATTCCCCTAGTTAGTTGATAGATGAAACACCCTACCAATTAAGGTGCTTCAAGTATCCCCCTGGGGCTATGGGCGAGAGTTTACGCAACCCTGGCTTTACCCCAAGGGAATGGGGAATCGTTCTATATTGTTAAAGAGCGGGACAATCCCGACACCATGCGCTCAGGTCTTTTCACCGGATTTAACGGCGTGACATACCCGTAGGTAATATCACCTGATGAGCAAAGCACCGCTTTACATTCACAGCCGCAGGGGTGGGGGTACTGCATACCCTTGCCCTACATTGACAGCCGCAGGGGTGGGGGGTGGGGTACGGGTCCAGGGGGGTGGGTGCCCCCCGCCTTGTTTACGTAAGCCGTTCAACACGCCCCTTGTTTTTACTATATACACACGTTATACTTACACCTCGATCAACTATCTGGTACACTTGCACACATGAAACGCTACAACTTCTTCCTCCCAGAGGAACTTATTGAAACTCTAAAAGTCATTGCTCAACAGAAAGACATGACCCACTCAGCTCTGATTCGGCGTATCCTAATGACGTATATCAAACAACATGAACAACGAAACGCTTGATGAAATTCTGCCCGGACGGCTATCCATTCCTTCGGAGATGGTGGCTGAGATTGCTGCTGGCTTGGAAGAGCCTAAGGACATTGCATTTCGTTATGGCATTGTTGGTCAAGCATGGGAAGACCTTAAAGCGTGGGTGCCGTTTCAAAATACTGTGGCAACCCAGAAAGCAGAATATGAAAAATCTGGCTTTACGTTTAAGGTCAAGGCCCGTGTACTGACGGAGGATGTGTTTGAGCAGGCGTATAAATTTGCTAAGTCCTCAGAGACATCGCTGTTACAGAAGTTGGAGTTTGTAAAATTGGGGGCCAAGCTGGCAGATATGGAGCCAAAGCAGAACTCTCAAGTGCAGGCTGGCCCGGGTTTTTCCATAGTGATAAATCTGGCAGAACCACAAAAAGAACTACAAACACCCATAATTATCGATGAACCTAACCTACACCCCACCGAAGAGCGCCAAAGAATTTCTGCAGAGTGAGGCGTTTATAAGCCTCATCGTGGGTCCAGTAGGCTCCACCAAAACCACTGCGGGGATAATGAAGATTGCGTACCACGCTGCTCATATGGCAAAAGCTCGTGATGGGATAAGGCGGTCAAGGGCAATATGGGTACGTAATACACGAGAGCAGTTAAGGGATACGTCGATACCGGATGTGTTGCGGTGGTTCCCTGATGGTCAGGCTGGCAGTTACCTTAAATCTGAATACAAGTTCATGTTGAGGTTTGATGATGTCGAGTGTGAGATCTTATTCCGGGGCCTCGATGACTCCGACGACGTTAGGCGACTTCTCTCCTTACAGGCTTCCTTCGGGATACTTGACGAGTTCAGAGAAATTAACCCAGATATATTCAACGCCCTGCAGGGTCGCTTGGGACGGTACCCGTCGAAGTTGGATAATAACGTCGGGTGCGTTACGGACAACGGTAAAAGCAATGCGCATATATGGGGGATGACTAACCCGCCTGATATGGATACATTCTGGGAGGATTTTCTTACGGACCCACCAGATAATGCGGATGTATTTTTTCAGCCCAGTGGTCTTAGCCCAGAAGCAGACTGGTTGGAGTTTTTGCCAGACGATTATTACGACAACCTTGCTAAAGGTAAGTCAGAGGACTGGGTGGATGTATATATCCACGCTCAATTTGGCAAATCGCTCTCTGGGCAACCAGTATTTCGGTCGTTTAATAGGGACCAGCACGTATCAAAGGAACCTTTAAAACCACTTTCGACCTCTACACCTCTGATAATCGGGGTAGATGCGGGGTTAACTCCTGCTGCGATAATTGCTCAGGTGCTCTGGGATGGGCGTATTGTGGTGTATAACGCTTTGATTTCTGAGGATATGGGGGCGCTAAGGTTCGTGCGAGAGAAGTTAAAACCACTTTTAGCGAACAAATTTGCTGGTTATAGGTCTATAGTTATAATTGACCCAGCGGCGTTCCAGAGAGCGCAGACAGACGAACGGACAGTAGCAGACATCTACAAAGCCGAGGGGTTTCAAGTAAAACCATCAAAAACCAACGCCATCACCGCACGAATTGCGGCGGTTGACAAGTACTTAACCCGCACAGTTGATAATAAAGCGGGGTTGTTGATATGCCCTGATGGTGCGTCTCCTCTGGTTCAGGCTCTGGCTGGTAAATATCGATACAAAGTAAATACCAAGGGGCAGCGAGAAGAAACACCGGAGAAATCCCACCCATGGTCAGATGTGGCTGATGCGTTTGAGTATGCTTGCTTACATGCAGACGGTGGTGAGACATTTGGTAGTACATTAAGTGGTACAGAACGGCGGGAAGTGAAAAAGGTAAGTTACGTCTACGCTTGACATAAAGCCCCCTGTAAGCGTATAAGGGGGTAAATCATTCTGGGAATATGTTTATGGAAGGTCTTGCCCTAGTACCTGTTGCTCGTTCTTCTGATATGGAAGCCATGTCTCGTCGTGAGAGCGAGAGGCAGAATGCCCAGCCCATGATTCGTGGTTTAGCGGCGCATACCAAAATCCGTTGGGAGTCTGCCAAAGATGCTAAACGTGAACTAGAAGAGCGAATGCTTGAGTGCCTGCGCCAGCGCCAAGGCAAGTACGACCCAGAGAAACTTTCAGAAATTCAGCGAGATGGTGGTTCGGAGATTTTTATCCAGCTTACCTCCGTTAAATGTCGGGCAGCTACAAGCTGGCTGCGGGATGCGTTACTTGGCACAGGTGCTGACAAACCTTGGGGGTTGCACACAACTCCCCTCCCAGAGCTTCCCCCACAGAAAATTGATAGTCTTAAAGCGCAGATGGCTGCGCAGCTTATGCAGGTCTACGCTCAAGGGCAACAGCCTGACGAAGAGACACTACGAGCCTTAGCAGCGGAAATGAAAGATGCTGCACTGCGTCAAATTAAAGAAGATGCAGATGCTCGGGTAGCTCGGATGGAAACTCGGATGGAAGACCAGCTTGTTGAAGGTGGTTGGCTCAAGGCGTTCAATGAGTTTTTAGATGACATCGTGACGTTTCCTTTTGCGTGTGTTAAGGGGCCGGTTAAGCGTCGTCGGACTAAATTGGTGTGGCAAGGCAATGAGCTTGTGCCTGTTGAAGAAATACGTAACGAGTGGGAGCGGGTTGATCCGTTCAATCTTTATTGGGCAGCGTGGGCTTCAGACATTCAGGATGGGTTTGTGATCGAGCGTCACAAAATGACACGGATGGATCTGGAATCCCTAAAAGGTGTAGAGGGTTATTCCACCGAGTCGATCGATACGGTGCTGCAGGACTTTGAGCGAGGTAGCCTGAAAGAGTGGCTGTGGACAGACACTGCTCAAGCCGAAGCTGAAGGCAAAGATACGACTGAGGCACTTGATACAAACGACCTTATTGATGCACTGCAACTTTGGGACACCCTCCCCGGCAGTATGTTGATTGACTGGGACAGTAGCTTTAAGGATACGCTTGAGGCGACTAAAACCTACCCGTGTGAGTTGTGGATAATTGGTAGCACGGTTATCCGGGCAGTGGTCAACTACGATCCGATTGGGCGTAAACCGTATTATTTAACGTCTTTTGAGAAAGTCCCCGGTGCATTGGATGGTAATGGTGTGGCAGACCTCTGCCGGGATTCTCAGGCGATGGTTAATGCTGCGGCTCGTTCACTGGCTAATAACATGGGCATCTCCTCAGGACCTCAGGTCGGGGTAAATATATCTCGGTTACCTGCTGGGGAAGATATTACGCAGATGTATCCATGGAAGATTTGGCAGTTTCAGTCGCCTGATTATGCAGACTCAGCACCACCTGTAACTTTTTTTCAGCCGTCGAGCAACGCTAGTGAATTAATGGCGGTATTTGAAAAATTTTCTACCCGAGCTGATGAAGACACAATGATTCCTCGTTATATGACTGGAGAATCTACAGGTGGAGCAGGTCGTACATCGTCTGGTTTAGCGATGCTTATTAATAATGCCAGTAAAGGCATCAAACAGGTTATAAGTAACATTGACCAGCACGTAATGGTCCCCCTCTTAGAGCGGCTCTATCAAGACAACCTGCGCTACAGCCCTGACCCCGACATGGTGGGTGATGTGGAGATCGTAGCTAAAGGTGCGTCAAACTTGGTAGTTAAAGAAGCTGATGCTGTACGGCGTAACGAGTTCTTGGGTCTGGTTCTTAATAGCCCGCTAGCGCAGCAGATTGTGGGTATGGATGGGGCAGCAGAGCTTTTACGTGATGCGGCTAAAAACTTAAAGGGTAATGTAGATCGGATTGTGCCCGACCGTCAGCAGATCAGCACCATTCAGCAGCAACAGCAAGTTATTGCGCAATTACAACAGCAGCTCATGGCTCTGACAGGACAACAGCCCCCACAACCCGGTGGTCAAGGTACACCATCAAAAATTGAAGGCATAAACATTTTGCCTGATGGGTCGCCCGCAGGCGGTCGTGATATGAATTTTATGTCGCCTAGGACTTGACAATAGATTTGTTGTATGATTAACATGTCAATATGAATTTATTTTTAAGTAGTCGTCCAGATCGGCAACACATAACGGCGCTTTTAAAGTGCCGGGGATCGGAAGACCTCTTAACAGTTTTTAGAGCTAAGCTCGATGAAACAAAAGCGGCGCTAGTGGTTGCAGACGATATGGTGAAACTCCACCGTTTGCAAGGTAGAGCCGAAGCATTACAGGATTTTTTGGAGGCGGTGAAAGAAGCGCCTTCAATTTTGGAGCGGCTCCGGTAGGAGTCGTACTTTAGAAGCACACCGTAAGCAGTTTTGCAGCATACTATGGCGCTGTAGGATTGAGTCGGTGCTTTAAGGAGATGTACACATGGCTTTGCCTAAACAGATTGCTCAGCAGCAAAAGGAACTTGAGGAACTTGAAAAGCAGATAGCAGCCCAAAGTGAGGGTAAACCCGCAGAGGATACTGAACCGCCGCTCAAAGAACCACCACCCGAGGTGGAATTAAAACAAGAACCTGTTACTGAGCCAGTTAGGGAAGAAAAGCCAACTCAGCCTGTACCACAGGAAATTTCTGAAGATGCGTGGCAGCAGAAGTACAGAACGCTTGAGGGTAAATACTCAGCAGAAGTACCAAGGTTGAATGCACAGGTAAGGGATCTAATGGCGCAGCTTAACCAGTTGCAAGAAGCCATGAGGAAACCAGAACCTAAGAAGGAAGAGCCTGAGATACAGAAACTGGTAACGGATGCAGACGTAGAGGCTTTTGGAAGTGACCTGATCGAAGTACAGAGAAAGGTTGCCCGAGAAGTTGCTATGGAGTTCAAGAAGGATATTGATTCGCTACGTGCAGAAAATGTAGAACTTCGTGAGAAGTTGACACAGACTGGTAGCCAAGTTGGAGCTGTTAGTTTCGATACCCGCCTGTACCAGTTGGTACCGGACTTTGAGGAGATTAACGTCGATCCAAAGTGGGTAGCGTGGCTTGAAGAAGTAGACCCCATCCTTCGAGGTCCTAGAAAACTTGTCGCCCAAGAGGCTTTTAATAGAGGTGATGCAGAAGCGGTACGAGATTATGTGAAGATGTTTAGGCAGACACTTGCTCCATCAGACAAATCAAACGCCAAGCAAGCCGAATTAGAACGTCAAATCCAGCCAAATCGGTCTGCTTCGTCAGCACCGCCTAGTAGCCAGAAGGGTCGTATTTTTACGACTAAGGACATTGAAAAAATGTTCGAGAAGGCAGCTAAGCTCAATGCGACGCAGAAGTTCGATGAGGCAACAAAACTTGAAGCCGAGATCGATGCTGCTTATATGGAAGGTCGTGTTACAGCGTAATCCAATAACAGCAGCCGAGATCGAACCAACTTGATCTTTTATTTTTCATAAGGAGGCCATCATGGCTGCTGTTTACCCGGTCAATGCACCGTTTAATACCAATCCTAGCTACTCCGGTAGCTTTATTCCTACCCTCTGGTCTGGCAAGCTCAATGCCAAGTTCTACCAGAACACCATGCTTTCCGAGGTCTGCAATACGACTTGGGAAGGTGAGCTGAAGAACCAAGGCGATACGGTCCGTATTCGTACCGCTCCTACTATCAATATTTCTGAGTACGAAGTTGGCAACAACCTTAGCTACGAAGTGCCCACCCCGATCTTCACCGACATGCAGATCAACAAGGGCTTGTACTTCGGCGTTCAGGTGAGCGACGTTCTTGGTTATCAGTCCGACATGGACCTGATGAACATGTTTACTGAGGACGCTGCCAAGCAGCTCAAAATCAAGATGGAAGATGAGGTGTTCTTCAATTCCTTCGTGACTGAGGGTCCTGCTGCTGCCAACGAAGGCGCTACTGCTGGTGCTATCTCTGCTGCTTATAACCTCGGTACGGATACAACTCCTGTCGATCAGAGCACACCTGCTAACGTCCTTCAAGCCATCCTTCGTATGTCGTCTGTTCTTGATGAGCAGAATGTTCCCGAAGATGGTCGTTGGCTTATCATAACTCCTTTCGACCGCCACCTCTTGATGCAATCCAACATTGCTCAAGCCTACTTCACTGGCGACCAAGCAAGCACGATTCGTACTGGTAAGATTGGTATGCTCGACCGCTTCACGGTCTATGTGTCGAACCTCCTGCCTCGTGGTGCTGCTGGTAAAGCTCTTGTATCTGGCCTAACCGATCCTTCTACTGGCGGTGCTGTTAGTAATGCTAAGGTTCGTCGCACCATGATCGCTGGTACCAAAGACGCTGTTGGCTTTGCTATGACTGTCAACAAGACTGAGCCTTTGCGTAACCAGACGGACTTCGGTGACATCGTTCGTGGCCTTGCTATCTACGGTCGTAAGACCCTGAAGCCTGAGGCTCTTGTGGTTACTCAGGTTGGTTCTTCAACCTAAACTTTGGGGGGCTAACGCCCCCCAATTAACGAACGGAGGTTCAAAATGAGCGGTTTGTATCGTGTTTTCAATACAGTCAACGGTGCTGTGGCTGCTACTGGGAACTCTCAAGCTACTGCAAAACTGGTTGCTGACGATCTCAACATCGTCACTTCGGCAACGGGTACTTCTGCAGATGGCCTGATTCTTCCTAGATGGCCTGCTGGTGACAGCCTTACGGTTGTTAATACCACGGCAGTAGCTTTGGATGTGTTCCCTGCTGTTGGTAAGGCCATCAATGGTGGTTCTGCTAATGCGGCGGTAACGCTTCGTGCTAACGCTATGGCTGTGTATGTTTCGCTTGGTGATGGTAACTGGGGTGCTGACATTGACGTTGATACTTCAGTCACTGGTCCTACTGGTCCTACTGGCCCTAGTGGCGCTTAATCTTTTTAGGAGATAAATATGTCTACGCAATTCGCTACCGTCATTGGCGGTGTTCAAACTGGCCTTACGGCTCTTGCAGGCGGCGCTGTTTCTGGCGCTACTGCTATTACTGGTGCTTACGTAACCTTTACGACTGTTGCTACGGATAATGACTCGGGCATTCTGCCTGCTGACATGCCCCAAGGCGCTCGTATCATGGTTGCTAACCTTGACTCAGCTCAAGACGTTAAGATTTTCCCCAACACGGGTGGAACAATTAACGGCGCTGCCGCTAACACTGGCCTTGCTGTCGGTCAACAGCAGACTGTTGAGTTCGTTCAAATCGGCACGGACGGTCTGACTTGGATCGCCATGCTCGGTGGTGTTGCTACACCTGCCTAAGTATTAACCCGGGGGCTAGTCCCCCGGACCTTTAAGGATGTATATGACCGTTTATGAACTTGTAGAACAGCTTGGTGGTGAAATTGTACGAGGCCAAGCTCGTATTCGTCGTGGTAAGGACTATATAATCCTCGGGCGTTTGAACGGCGATAACATGGAATTTACTCCCGAAGGTAAAAATCTTGCTGCCGGGGAACCCGAAGTTCCTGTGATTAAGCGGGGGCGTAAAGCTAAACAACCAGAACCAGTTGAAGAGAAGCTCGATATTGACGATAATATCCAACTAGATCTGGACTAACCGGAGTATGCCGTGGCGACAGTCAAAGTCGTTGATATTATTACGAGAGCACAGACGCTACTGCTTGACACGACAGCAACTCGGTGGGCGGCAGTAGAGCTTCAATATTGGTTAAACGATAGTTATCGGGAAATTGTAAATCTTCGTCCTGATGCTAATTCGCAAACATCCACATTTACCTGTGTAGCTGGCTATCGCCAAAACCTAACATCTTCGCTTGCTACGGCAAACCGACTGCTTGAGGTTATATCTAACAAAGCAGCAACATCGACCAAGCAAGGCGTTCGCATTGTTACCCGTAGATCTTTGGATACAGATCGTCCCGGTTGGTATAACGAAAATGGGTCTGTCAATACACAGCTATACATTTATGACCCCCGTTTTGCAACGGAGTTTTTGGTGTATCCGCCTGCTACGACATCTACGCAGCTTGAGGTGGTGTACAACACTGTGCCTGCGGCACATGCGTTAACTGAAGAACAGTTGACCAATCCTGCAACGACAACCGTAATTAATATCTCAGATAGCTATGCCAATGCAATTCTGGACTACATCCTGTACAGGGCATACACGAAAGATTCTGACCAACCCTCTAATGCGTCTCGTGCGGTTGCACATTACCAAGCATTCCAAAACGGCCTTGGTATTAAGACCCAAAGCGACCAAGCTGTACAACCGGGAGCTTCTTAATGTATACGAAATGGGAAACTTTTCTCCCTCTTATTCAGCCGCACCTACCTACTTGTCCTGAGGCAACGCTTAAGACATATCTTGCTTCGACAACGGCAGACTTTTGTATGCGTACCCAGTTGTGGCGGGAAACATCTGAAGTTCTTGCAACCGTTGCTGAGCAAGCAGAGTACGATCTGTGCGGTGGTGTGGCTAAAGTTGAAGCTGTCCAATGGGTAACCTGTAATGGTATTGAACTATCTAGCACAGACCCAAGACTTGTAGACCACACAGAACTTACCCGAACAGGTCAGCCTTCTGCTTACTGGCTTAAAAACGACGACACACTGCGTTTGTTTTTTATACCTGATGCAGTCTATACATTGCAGTATGAATTAGTTCTCAAGCCTTCCCGCACTGCAACAAGTGTAAAAACTTGGATTTACGAGACTTGGGCTGACAAATTAGTGAGTGGTGCAATTGCTCAACTTGCTCGTATTCCCGGCAAAGACTGGACTGACCCTACTATGGCTGAGATGCATAGGGCTATGTATGAGAAAGCAATTGCAGATGCTGAGATACGAGATAAACGAAACATCGATTTACGGGTTAGAGCACGACCTGTTGCGTAATGGAGATTTGATATGGCTGCTGGCAACTATGATTTATACATGGAGCAAGGGGCAACCTTCTCGTTAGTTATTACGTGGAAGGACAGCAGCAATTCACCCATTGATCTCACAAGCTACACAGCTCGGATGCAGGTGCGTCGCACCAAACAGTCCTCCACTGTGATTGTTGAAGCCTCTACTACAGACGGACGTATTGTTCTTGGCGGAGCCTTAGGTACGATTACGGTAACTATTCCTGCTACGGTTACAGATGATCTTGACTTTGGCTGCGGTGTATATGATCTTGAAGTTGAAAACGCCAGTGGTGCGGTTACTCGTTTGATCGAAGGAGCAGTTGAGTTCTCTAAAGAGGTCACACGATGAGTATTACGCAGATCTCAGATACTGAGATTGTCGTCGTTGTTGACCCGACCGATCCATACATAATTGAGGTTGGAGCAGCAGGACCGCAAGGTATTCAGGGTGATACAGGCCCGACTGGTGATCTTGGACCTACGGGACCTACTGGTGATACAGGCCCAACAGGGCCTACAGGTGCGACTTCAACGATTACAGGTCCTACTGGAATAACAGGACCTACTGGTGACACGGGTAATACCGGCCCAACTGGTGACACAGGACCTACGGGAGATACCGGCCCAACTGGTGACACAGGACCTACTGGTGACACAGGACCTACGGGAGATACTGGCCCAACGGGCGATACAGGACCTACAGGCGATACAGGACCTACGGGAGATACCGGCCCAACCGGACCTATTGGCCCTACGGGTGCAACATCGGATATTACAGGCCCAACCGGAGATACCGGACCTACAGGTGATACCGGCCCAACAGGTAATACAGGACCAACGGGAGACACAGGACCTACAGGTGATACTGGGCCTACTGGTGATACAGGCCCAACGGGAAATACCGGACCTACTGGGATTACTGGTGCAGGTGGCGCACTTGGTTACTACGGATCATTTTATGATACGACCGATCAGGCGTTAGGCACTGTTGGTACAGCACAAGCCGTTACGATTAATAGTACTTATGGTGCTAACGGGGTATCTATTACCAGTGGAAGTCGCATCACATTTGCAGCTCCCGGGACGTATCAGCTTACATATGTAGTTCAGATCTCAAGCATCTCAAATGATGTTGAGCAAGCAACATTCTGGATAAAATTTAACGGCACAGATTATGCAAATTCGGCAACAGAAGTTTTTTGCCAGCCAAGAAAAGACGCATCAACTCCTTACACCCAGCTTGTAACAGTTGTCATTACGGGCACAGCAACAGCAGCAAATGATTATGTTGAGCTTTATTGGAAGGGTACCAGTACAGACCTCAAGCTCGAATATGATGCAGCACAAACAAGCCCAACAGCCCCCGCTACACCTTCTGTAATTGTATCCGTCATTCCGGTCATGTACACACAGGTCGGACCTACGGGCGAGACTGGACCTACGGGACCTACTGGTGATACAGGCCCGACAGGGCCTACAGGCTATAGCGGATCGGATGGTCCTACGGGTCCAACAGGTGTTACAGGCGTCACAGGTCCTACAGGTATTGCTGGAACGACAGGACCGACTGGTCCAACGGGCGATACAGGAGTAACAGGTACGGGAGCTACTGGCCCAACGGGGCCTACAGGTGATACAGGTACGGTTGGAACGACAGGACCAACTGGCCCGACAGGCACAGGCGGTGTAACTTTTAGTCGTAAGACAACAACCTATACGGCCTCTGCTGGCGAAGGCATTATTGCTGATACTTCTGGCGGGGCATGGACTTTAACTTTGCCTGCTACTCCTGTTGAAGGTGACACCGTTGCTGTTGTTGATGGTGATGACTGGTCTGAAAACAATTTAACTGTTGCCCGTAATGGCGAAACAATTGAAGGTGTAGCAGAAAATTTAGTTTGCGATGTAGGTGGCACGGATGTCCAGTTTATTTATGACGGAACAACTTGGCAGGTCTTTACAAAAATTGGTTTTACGAATCCTGTTCCGTTTGCTACAACAGGTAAAGCCATTGCTATGGCAATCGTATTCGGTTAAGGAGAATTAAATGGCGGCCCCAAATATAGTCAACGTCGTAACGATCACAGGCAAAACTGCAGTGCAAGCAGTAGGAACATCTGCGACTGCAATTGTAACTGCGGCATCTGATACCGTTGTTAAAGTTAATGCTCTTTATGTTAGCAATGTAGATGGCACAAGTAATGCGGAGGTTAATGTAGACATTTATCGCTCCTCTACTGCCTATCATGTTGCTAAGACGGTTGTTGTTCCAGCAGATGCAACATTAGATGTTATTAGCAAATCTATTTATCTTGAAGAAGGTGATGCTTTGCGATTAACTGCAAATGCAACAAGCGATTTAGAAGCAGTTTGTTCTTACGAGGTTATTAGCTAATGAGCCGTGAGAATGGTTCCATCATTGGTGTAGCTAACGCACCAACTTCTAGTGCGGCTAAAGGCATTTGGTCTTTATCTGCGGTTGCATTGGCAGTAGGGGCTGGCAGTTGGCCTCAGATGTATGTAACCGTCATCCAATCCTTTACTGCTACTGGTGAGTGGGTATGCCCTACAGGTGTTACAGAGGTGGAGTATCTGGTTGTTGCGGGTGGGGGTGGCGGTGGTAGTCGTTTTTCGGGTGGTGGCGGGGCAGGTGGCTTTCGTACAGCCGCAGGTTTTTCTGTAACTGCTGGAACGACTTATACCGTTACCGTTGGTGCTGGTGGTGCTGGTGGCGCACCTACTGGTGGCCCAGGAACAGGTGGTGCAAATAACGGGGCAACTGGTTCTAATTCTGTGTTTAGCACCATTACTTCAAATGGTGGAGGCGGCGGCGGGCATGGTGACACGGGCAATGGCTTTAATGGTGGCTCCGGCGGCGGTAGTGCTGGCAGATTTGCTGGAACGGGTGGAACTGGGAATACTCCAGTTACCTCTCCCAGTCAAGGAAATAATGGCGGTTCATCCCCTGGTACTAATATATCTGGAGAATTTAGAGGGGCTGGAGGTGGTGGCGCATTTGCGGCTGGCGATAACGGACAAACAAACGGAAACGGTGGCGCAGGCATAGCATCTTCTATTTCTGGTTCTTCTGTTCCCTATGCTGGCGGTGGTGGTGGCGGTGAAGGAACACTCGGTTTAATTCCAGTGGGTGCTGGAGGTGCTGGAGGTGGCGGGGCGGGAAGTTTTAATACAACAGCAACATCCGGTACTGCAAATACTGGCGGCGGTGGCGGTGGAGGAGGTTATGCGGATGCTGGAGCAACAAATTATCAAGGCGGCGCAGGCGGCTCTGGCATCGTTATCCTAAAATACCTTGTACCTACAGGAACAACTGTCACGCACATTTATAACGGATCGGGTTCGTGGGTTGCGCCTACGGGGGTGACCTCTGTGGACTACCTTGTGGTTGCGGGTGGGGGTGGCGCAGGTTCAGCGCAAGGTGGTGCTGGTGGTGCTGGTGGATACAGAACAGCATCAGGACAATCTGTTACAGCCGGAACGACTTACACTATTACTGTTGGTGCAGGTGGCCCTGGTGGTGCATCTGGTGCAAAAAATTCAGGTTCTCAAGGATTTAGTTCTTCAATTGTTGGTGGTTCTTCATCACCTTTTCAATCTCCCGGTATTGTGTCTGCTGGCGGTGGATTTGGTGGATCGGCTCTTGGTGTAGGAGGAGATGGTGGTTCTGGTGGTGGAGGTGGCCCGGAATTTGCAAATGCAGGTGGTTCAGGAAACACTCCAAACACATCTCCTAGCCAAGGCAGTAACGGTGGTGCTGGTGGAAACTCTCCTAATTTTGGAAGCGGCGGTGGGGGAGGCGCAGGTGGTACAGGAGGAAACGGAACTACATCTAATGGCGGTAATGGGGGACTTGGATCGTCTTCAAGTATTACTGGAACAAGCGTAACTTATGCTTCGGGTGGCGCAGGCGGTTCATACAACGGAGGAACGATTGGAACCGCATCTGCTGGTGGAGGAGGTGCAGCAGGAGCCTCCGGCCCTAGTGCAAACAACCCAGGAACTGCTGGAGCCGCAAATACTGGTGGCGGTGCTGGTGGTAATAGTTGCTCTGGGGCTGGAGATATAACTGTCGCTGGGGTATCTGGCGGCTCTGGCATCGTAATTATCAAATACACGACTTAACTATGGACGCAAAACTTTATCGTTTGTACGGCATCGACACAGCCATGCACCTACTTCGACCCGGTGCTAAATGGGAAATCTCAAACTCAGTCATAACAAAGTGGGATGACCCAAGACCGCAACCAAGCATGGAAGAAGTCAGAGAAGTCATGGATAAGATTCAGGCGTTTGAGGACTCCATAAACACCATCTGGCTACCTGAGCAGATAGAAGAACTTACTGGAAGAAAATGATCCACAACCTATTTCCCACACCTGTTGCGATCTACAAGCTAGAGCGTGATCTAACGCAGAAGGAATTGTCGTTTATCAAGGGCCAAGAAACACGGCCTAACATGGGCAACACGACTTCTGTCAACAACACGCTTCTCCGCAGTAAGGAGATGACTAAGCTGCGGGACTTCATGGAAACCAAGGTTGCGGAATACTTTAAGACCATCCACAACCCCAAGCACAATGTAAACCTACGCATTACGCAGTCGTGGACAAACTACACAGAGCCTGGTGAGTTCCATCATAAACACGCACATCCTAACTCGTTTGTCTCTGGTGTGTTTTATCCACAGGCCAACAGAGAAACAGACAAGATTTACTTCTACCGTGATGGGTTCCAGCAGATCAAGTTTCCCCCTGCGGAGTGGAATATCTGGAACTCGGAGAGCTGGTGGTTCGAGGTGGGTACAGGTGATCTAGTTCTATTTCCCTCAAGCCTTACGCACATGGTTGAAACGGTACAGGGCGATCAGACAAGAATCAGTCTGTCGTTTAATACTTTCCCCATAGGTTTGGTAGGGGATGAAATGAATTTAACTGGCTTACAGATTGGAGAGTTAGATGGCGCACTACGCTAAGATTGAAGACGGTGTTGTAACCCAAGTGATTGTGGTGGACAACAAAGACTGTGCTGACGCTTCTGGTGTCGAGAAGGAAAGCATTGGCATTGCGTTCTGCGAAAGACTGCTTGGCGGTACATGGAAGCAAACAAGTTATAACGGCTCCATCCGCAAGAACTATGCGGGACTGGGTTATACGTTTAATGAAGACCTAGATGCTTTTGTGCCTCCTAAGCCTTTTAACTCTTGGATTCTTAATACCGATTTGGCACAATGGGATGCTCCAGTAACCATGCCTGAAGATGCTGGCACAGGTGAACCACCTAAGCGTTATCAGTGGGATGAGGTAACGACAAACTGGATTGAGATCACGGAGTAAATCATGGCAACACTTTCAAGCATCATTCGATCAGGAACGGCAACGGTTTTGACTGTACTTAACCGATCTGGCTCTGGCGTGAACGTATCCTTATCAAATGGTTTTTTACAAGTTACAAACCGTGCAACTTCTATTATCAACGTCCCAGTGACATAAGGACTGAATCATGGCCTCACGCTACCCACTCATACTCGATGGCACGACCATCAAAGAACTTCAATCGGGAGATGTTCAATACGTTTTTGCTGGTGAGTTCACAGACACGGTACATACCATCACAGACGGTGCTGGATTTCAAATTGATCCCGGCAATGGTTCTATTCAGGTGGTCACACTTGGTGCTAGTCGTACACCAGCGGCAACTAACTTTGATGCGGGGCAGACTGTATTGCTTGGCATTGATGACGGTACTGCTTACACAATCACTTGGGCAACGGTCGGGGTTACATGGGTGAAGGCGGGTGGGTCTGCTACGGCCCCAACACTTGCAACGTCTGGTTATACATGGATTTTGCTGTGGAAGGTGGGAGCTAACATTTATGGTACGGAAGTGGGACAACCCTAATGAGTAACATTCTTAAAACATTAGCGGCAGGCACTGGCGGCGAGTACCAAATCTCCCGCAGTCTGCGGTTTAACTCTGCTGACTCTGCGTATCTGAGTAGGACACCAGCAAGTGCGGGTGATAGAAAGACTTGGACTTGGAGTGGGTGGGTAAAGCGGAGCAAATTAGGTTCTTCCTATTTTGAAGCACTTTTTGCGGTTGATCCTTCTTCAAGGCAGTACATTGCTTTTTATCAAGACAAACTTTACACATACGGGCCTGCTATTGTTGAAGCAAGTACCGTTGCGGTATTTCGTGATGTTTCTGCTTGGTATCATGTTGTGGGTGTCTGGGATACAACACAGGCTACTGGTTCTGACAGGATGAAAATTTATGTCAACGGAGTTCAGCAGACTTTAAGTTTTACAACGACACCCACTTTAAATTTAGATGGTGCAATAAACACTACTCAGGCCCATACTTTAGGCGGGGAAAATTCTTCTTCTCCGCAATTCAACGGCTACATGACCGAAATAAACTTCATAGACGGTCAAGCACTCACCCCTACCTCTTTCGGTGAAACCAACGCAACCACAGGAGTCTGGTCACCTATTGCTTATGCGGGTTCCTACGGCACAAACGGGTTCTATCTCGACTTCTCAGACAACACAAGCACAACCACGCTTGGTGAGGATCATGCAGGGTCTAACAACTGGACACTTAACAACTTCTCTGTAACTGCGGGTGCTGGCAACGATTCTCTGGTGGACACACCTACACAGTACGGTACAGACACGGGTGCTGGTGGTGAGGTGCGGGGGAACTACGCTACGCTGAATCCTTTGTTAATATCAAGCACTTTTGTGACAGTAACCAATGGAAATTTAAGTTCTGGGTCGATTGGGGGCGGGGCTACATACGGAGAAATACCAACTACATTTGCAGTTAACTTTGGAGGAAGCAATAAGTGGTATGCCGAGTTAAATGTAACAACTGTAGCTTCAACCTACTACCCTTCATTTGGAATAGCTCCCGCCACTAAAAATTTTATAGGGTCAGATATACAAGGTGGCGATGCAGGTGGCGGTACTGCATATATGGCAAGTGGTGAAAAGTATAACGGTGCGTCTTTAACCGCCTATGGTGCATCATATACAGGGGGAGATGTTATTGGTATTGCCATAGATGAATCTGCCGGAACCGTTGTAATGTATAAAAACAATGTATCGCAAGGAACTTTGGCATCTAGCCTTACAGGTCTTCATTTTATTACCGTTACTCCAGCCGCTTCTTCAGCGTTTAGCATCAACTTCGGTCAACGCCCCTTCGCATACACCGCCCCATCAGGTTTCAAAGCACTCTGCACAACGAACCTACCAGAGCCAACGGTGGTGCAGGGTAATAAATACTTTGATACAAAACTTTGGGCAGGTAACAGTTCAACCCAATCCATTGCTTTGGAATTTGCTCCTGGGTGGATTTGGAATAAAAGCAGAGGGGATACGGCGGGTCACGCATGGTGGGATGTATTGCGTGGAACTGGCGCATTAATTTCATCACAAAGCACGGACGCAGAAACAACTGGGTACAACGCAATTACGAGTTTTGGTAGCAATGCTATAAGTCTTGGAGCAGACAACACAGGTTCTCTTAATGGAAGAACAAACGAAACCGGAAGAAATTATGTGGGTTGGGTCTGGAAAGCCAACGGTGCTGGCGTAAGCAACACAGCGGGTACGATTGCTTCTACTGTATCTGTGAGTACGACCAGCGGGTTTAGTATTGTTACTTATACGGGTACTGGTGTTGTTGGTGCTACGGTGGGACATGGGTTGGGTGCTGTGCCAGCGATGATGATTGTCAAAAGTCGCAGCGCAACTTCCAACTGGCTCGTGTATCACAAGGGCGTGGCTTCTGATCCGCAAACGGATTACCTGACACTTGAAACAACAAATGCTGTCGCAGATAACGCAGGCCCGTGGAACGATACTGCTCCAACAAGCAGCGTTTTCACCATAGGTGATACGGGCTGGACAAACACCAATACCGCAACCTACATCGCCTACTGTTTCGCAGAGGTAGAAGGCTTCTCCAAGTTCGGGAGCTATACAGGTAATGCTTCTACGGACGGGCCTTTCGTATACACGGGGTTTAGGCCAGCGTTTGTGATGGTTAAAGGAACAAGTGCAGGATATATCTGGACAATTGAGGATAATAAGCGAGATACATTTAACCCAGAAACAAAATACCTTCAACCACAAGCATCTGATGCTGAAGGAACTTTTACAACTCAAGATTTTACGTCTAACGGTTTTAAAATTAGAACATCCGACACAGCATGGAACGGTAGCGGAATTACCTACATTTACATGGCCTTCGCAGAAAACCCCTTTAAGACCTCTCTCGCACGATAGGAGTAACAAATGTATTGCATCATAAAAGACAACGAAATAGTAAAGACAGGTGGCAGTATCCGCACCTTATTCCCCAACATCTCTTTCCCTGCGGGTGGTGCATCTGCCCAGTTCAAAGCAGATCACGGTGTTATGGAGGTGGTGGACGGTGAGCAGAAAGACCAAAGGTTCTACTGGGTCACTCCTGCGAATCCTCATCTGCAACTGGTGGACGGTGTTCCAACATTCGTGTTCACAAACACACCTAAAGAGCTAGAGGACAGGGAAGAAGTGGATGAGGACGGTAATCCTCTGTATGTAAAAGTTCTGGGTGAAGTAGACGGTAAACCAGCAATGGTGGACTCTGCGGAGCGGCTGGTTACAAAAGGGCTGAAGTCACAGTTCATCGCCCAAGCAAAAGACTCTGCCAACAAAGCACTTGCCGCAACGGACTGGTATGTGATTAGGAAGGCTGAAAGAGGTACGGATATACCTGCGGAAGTGGTAGCTGATCGTGCTGCCGTCGTTCAAGCATGTACCGCAAAAGAGGCGGCGATTACTGCGGCAACGACTATTGAGGAACTAATTCTTGCTCTGGTATGACTGTGGCAATGGTTGGCAACGGGCGCACATGGCCCGAAAAGAACTTCACCTTGATGCGATTCTCTGCTGCCCCGGCCCTTCTCTAAAAAACACACCCGATCTCCGTGGGCGTGGGCGCAAGGTCTTTGCCCTAAACACAGCCTACCCGACAGTCAAGCCCGACATTTGGATCGGGATGGACGAACCCCACTGTTACGACATCAACCTTCTGACCGAAGGTTTCCCGAAAATATTTAGAGGACCCTATGCAAAGCGTGAGTACCACGGTCAAAAACTCCATGCGTATCCGGAATCGTATTTTGCGGATGTGGATAAAATCCCTCTGGGTCAGACTATGTTCGATCTGCGCAGCCATGATGTTAAGTTTGCGTGGCATAAGCACACGCTTGGAGTCGCACTTCATTTCATGGTTTGGATGGGGGCTAGAAATATATTCTTGGTTGGCTGTGATCTTGGTGGTTCTGATGACTATTGCCATGACCTAAAACTTACAGATGACCACCGCAAAACAAACCGTAGGCTTTATGCTCAGCAAGTCGTGTTTATCGAGAATCTTGCTAAAGAAGCAGTTAAGTACGGTATAACAATCCACAGCAGCACACCAGATTCACCAATTAATGAGTTTCTTCCCTACACTTCTGTTTATCAGTTATTAGAAAAGCATCATCCTAAACACTCCAAACCAAGACATGTGCTTGATCGACCTGTGACTCCGGTCACAGTTCTACGTTCTGGAGGTGAATACAAACCTGAGCATGTCCAGCGTCTTGCCAAGCAAATACCCAACTTAACATGCTTTTCAGATATATCTATTCCGGGCGTTCGCTGTATTCCACTTAAACATAACTGGCCCGGATGGTGGTCAAAGATGGAATTGTTTGGTCCGGGCTTGGATACGGATATTTTGCATTTCGATCTGGATACTACAATTGTGGGAGACATTACACCCCTACTAAAGATGGGTAAAACCACATTGCTGTCAGACTTTTACTACCCGGATGTCTTTGCCTCGGGATTAATGTATATACAACAATCGGACAAAGCTAGGGTTTACGAGCAGTTTATGGCAGACCCACAAGGCCATATGGCCCGCTACACAAAGCCACCTTTGATCGGAGATCAGGGATTTTTAAACAGTGTTTTAACGAACCCGCAGAGATGGCAAAATGTCTTACCAAACAAGGTCGTATCATATAAAGTTCACTGTAAACAGACTATACCTGAGGGCGCATCTGTAGTATGCTTTCATGGTAAACCACGCCCATGGGACTTGGACAGGGAGCTTTTTGTATGACCTCGCACGAACACGGTGAATCAGCCGCTGCTATTGCAGCTAAATTATCGCCGCCAGCCGGTATAAGTCTGGCAACCGTCGCTGGTGTTCAGGTATCTGAGCTGGTTCTATGGGCAACCCTGATCTACACTATACTACTAATTGGGCATAAAATATTCTTAATAATCAAAGACATACGAAATAAAAACAAAACACCGGAGCAATGATTGGACCCGATAACCGCATTAGCTACCATCTCGACCATCTGGGGTGGTATCAAGAAGGCTGTCGAAGTAGGCAGGGAGGTTTCCGATGTTTGGAGCCAACTGTCTGCGTGGGCGCAAGCCGCTGATGTACTAGAGCAGGTATCGGATAAACCTAAGAAACCGCCGTTATTTAAGAAGATTGACTTTAGTAACGACACCAAGCAAGCCTTTGATGCTTACGCCGCCAAGGTCAAGATGCGGGAGATGGAAGCAGACATTCGGCATCAATTCTTGTACGGTGGCCTGTGCCACTTGGGTATGGACGGACTTCGGGAGTTTTATAGCATTCGACGCAGGATTCGTGAGCAGCGGATCAAGGCCATACAAGACCAGCTTATACGCCAACGGGCCTTCTTTGAGGCTTGCTTTACAGGCGGGTTGATTCTTGCGGGTGCGGCTGGGGTGATCTCAATTCTGTGGATGGCGGTCGAACTTATTAGTATGGGGGCAGCATGATTGGTTTGGACACAATTTTAAGTATTGGTGAAAAGGTACTTGACAGGGTTATGCCTGACCCTGAAGCTGCCGCCAAAGCAAAACTTGACCTTGCCAAACTTGCTCAGGACGGGCAATTAAAGGAGGTAGAACTGTATGCAAAAGATTTGGACTCAGCCAGACAACGAGAAGCTCAAATCGCAATGTCTGAATATGCACCTCTCATTAACAAGATTATCACTCCAGTATTGGCTCTTTCTGTTACGGGCCTCAGTTTTGCCCTATTCGTGGTCATCATTTTTGTGGACGTTACCCCCGAAGGCAAAGACATCTTGATTTATGTTTTAGGCGTTCTAAGCGCTTTGGTGACCCAGATTGCCAGCTACTATTTTGGTAGCAGTATGGGTTCAAAAGACAAGGCAGAAGAGCTTAGGAAGGCGCTGAAATGAACATCACTAAGAACTTTACTCTGCATGAGATGACCAAATCTGAGACGGCTTTACGCCTTAATTTGGAAAATGAACCCAATGAGCAGCAGCTTGCTGCACTGCAAATCCTAGCTGAGAAGGTACTTCAACCAGTCCGAGATCATTTTGCTCGTGGTGTTAAAGTAAACTCTGCCCTGCGTACTTTGCCTGTAAACCGAGTTATCGGTTCGTCTGACAACTCGCATCATGTTCGTGGTATGGCAGCAGATATTGAAATCCCTGGAATAGCTAATGCAGAATTGGCCCAGTGGATTGTGGATAACTTGGACTTCACCCAAGTAATTTTAGAATTTTACACCCCGGGTGTACCCGATTCAGGCTGGGTGCATGTAAGCTATGTGCCCGAGGATCTCCGCAAGCAGGTATTGACCGCAACTAAACAAAACGGTAAAACAGTATATCTACCAGGGCTTGTTGCATAAGGACCTACCATGGCAGTCATCAGCATAAAATCTTTTGGTGGTATTTCACCTAAAACGCCAGCTCGGTATTTACAAAATGGGCAGGCACAGACTTCGCTAAATGCTGGTCCGTTTAATGGGTCGCTAGCCCCAATTGCTAATGTTGGTTCTTCTTTGCTTACCCTACCAAAAGATGGGGTGCCTAGATCAATTTATCGTTTTGGTCAGGATGCTAAATCAGACACTAATTATTGGTTTCATTGGCCTTTTTCGGTAGATGTATGCCGTAGCCAAATCCATGGTGATGATTCCGAATGGACTTTCTATACTGGTGATGGTGCGCCAAAAGCAACTTACAATACGATTGCGCTTTCTAGCGCTAATTATCCTGCTTCTTCTATACCACTTGGGTTACCTGCACCACTAGATCCGTTAACGGTATCAGCAGATGTATTCGACCCAGAAACTATTCCAGCAATTGTTTATCTTACTTCAGTTCATTTATCTCAACTTCAAACTGCTTACGGGGTCAATTACAGCTTAGACAATGGACAAACTTATCTAAATGTTCCATTGGCCTCAACTACGGCTTCTGCAGTTGCTGCAGCGCTAAATGCAATTGTTACTCTTAATGCGGTTGTTGTCGATGATAAAGTCAAAGTATCAACTGTTGCCACAGGGAGTTCTGCAACATTACATATTGCATACAAAGTAGGAACGATTGAAGACCAGACTGATGCGTTTGTTTATGACACAGGCACATTAGATATACAGGCAACAAGTACTTCTACATCACCCCCATTCCTCCCGATACCAGATATTGAATGGCGATCTATACAAGTTGGTGATGTTATTGCTATTTCGTCCGGGGATGGGATACACCTAAACGAAACTATTTCTACTGTATATTCAACCGCATCAGACTGGGCTACATACTTTAATGGAATCTTATCTGGTTCTGTTGATGTTACTGCTTATGGATCTAATTTATTATTTGAACCCGGGACTGCCGCAACAACCAATCACATTTTATATAAGCATTATAGATCTTCAGCGTTACTTTCTGAATTCCGTAGTGAGTATTCTCCAAGCGCACGAGCTGCTTATTTTATTGTCGATCAAGCGGCTGTCGATGTTGTTGCTAACTCAATTATTTCGATCTACTACACCGGCATATACAACGCTGGCGTTGAACGGTTTTTGTATCTTGGCGCTAATGCCAAAGTTGCCGATCTGGTTGCGCTGCGAGACTTTAATTTAACAGTAGTTATTTATGGTAATGAAAACCCAGTTGCTTTAATTTCTGCTCCTCCGGGCGATGCAACTTCAACTTTACGAATACGTGCTGGTTCATTCCCGTCTGTTGATGATGTTGTTATTTTGTCAGACGCAGGTGGCGCAGATGGGTCAGAACTATTAGATACTAGGGTTTACACTTACACTTGGGTTAACAAAGTAGGTGGGTATGATTTTGAATCTGCACCAGCCCCAGCCTCAGAGTCTATCGATGTGCGGTTTGAACAAATCGTAAACCTTAGCAATTTTTTAGCCCCGCCAACTGGGTATACAGTTACTCATCGTAGGATATATAGAGCAGTAAACGGCATCTATTTGTTTGTCGATGAAATACCAATTATTGACAGTAAGTATGCTGATGACAGTTTGCCAGAAGATTTATCGGAAGAACTGCCTTCTCTTACTTGGACGCCTCCACCTGCAAATTTACAAGGACTTACAAATTTACCCAACGGTTTGATGGCGGGATTTGTTGGTAGAGATATTTATTTTTCAGTCCCTTATCGGCCCCATGCATGGCCCCAACAATACATCCAGACTGTAGATTATTTTATTGTAGGTCTTGGAAAAATTGATACGACCTTAGTTGTTCTAACCACAGGTACTCCATACTTTATACAAGGCACTGACCCTGAATCAATGGTAGTTGTTAGGTCGGATATAGAACAGGCATGTGTCTCTAAACAAAGTATCGTTAGTTTTAATGGCGTTGTTGTTTATGCTAGTCCCGATGGCCTCATAGCACTGCAACCCGGTGGCTCTAAAATTTTAACTGACACCATATATGACCGTGTACAGTGGCAAGACTTTAGACCGGAATCAATTCATGCTTATCAGACTGATCTTAAGTATGTTGGTTTTTATGATACCGGCACCACACAAGGTGGTTTTATCTATGACTTTAAATCTGGACAGTTTGTAACGCACAACATCTACGCTACTGCTGGATACACAGACATCCAAAGCGACAAATTGTTTTTGGCTTTTAGCAACAAGGCCTTAAAAATATGGAACGCTGGTTCTGCTTTGAGCTACACATGGAAGTCTAAAAAATTCTCTCTAGCTTACCCGATGTCTTTTAATTGTGCGCAGGTTGAAGCCGAAAGTTATTCGTTTACAGCTAAATTTTATGCAGATGGTACTTTGATTCACACACAAACAGTTGCTAATAGGAACCCATTTAGATTGCCTGCTGTAGTAGCCCGTGACTGGGAGATTCAAATTGAAGGCACCAGAGAAGTTTTTTCAATCGACTTAGCACAATCTGTAAGCGAATTAGGCAATGTCTAAAAAGCTACCATTTATTTCTTCAGACATACCAAAAGATCTTCGTGCTTTTTTAGACCGAGTTCGTGAATTATTAACAAGTCAAGGATCAGAAAGGCTTGTATCAGTTAAAGATCTTACAACGGCTGGTATTGCACTACCTGCTCCCGGCGGTTCTATAACTTCTACAACTACAAAAATTGGCCCTCCATCAATACCACTAGATGTAACTACTTCAGGTGGCTTAGCTAATATAACGATTTCTTGGAGTATCCCTACATATTACGGGCATTCTTATGCTGAAGTATGGGCTTCTATAACAAATGATTTAGCTACAGCAGCTATTGTAGGTCAAACTCCGGGTGGAAGTTTTTATCATAGCACTGGCGAAGCAGCTACATTTTACTACTGGATTCGTTTTGTAAATATCGCAGGTACGTTTGGTGATTTTAATTCCTCGTCTGGAACTTTAGGTCAAACTGGTGCTAATTCTGATGGCACACCTCGTACAGCAAACGGATATTTATACTATGCGTTATCTAGTGGGTCTGCACCAAGCGCTCCATCTGCTAGTGGGTATAGTTTTTCTACGCATACATTTAGCTCTTTAACTTCTAACTGGTCACCAACATTTACAGCTCCAACAACGGCTGGTGAAAATACTTATTGGGCGGTACGTTACACAGTAAACGAATCTACTTTTGATGGGACACAAACTGTAAGTATTGGGTCTGTTTTTCGGTGGCAGAATTTTGATGGGCTAGTCACTTTTAGTAATATTCAATCAGATTTTGATTCGGGAGTGACAGTCATTGATGGTGGAAAGATCACCACGAACACACTTTCTGCTGACCGCATTGAATCCAATACAACTAAGACCGTAAACAACACGACCTTTGGCCTCGGAACATCAACGACCGTCGGCGGCATCAATGCTGGTGCTCAGTTCATGAGTACGAATGCAAGCTACTTCGGGGCGATTGTTGGTAATAGTGCTGGCGGTTCAGCTTTTGGTGCGGGCACAACAAACAGCAATGGGTCAAATGGTGCGATTTTTGCCATTGGTAATTCAAACAGTTCGTATAACAGTTGGACAGTTTACTCGGCAATGTCGTCTGGTTATTGGGGCTTCAATACTGTTAATGTTGGCGCAACGGCATCTAACATTGCGGGTATCTATTTGGGCTATGCGGAACCAACATGGACCTCTGGCTATGCTTATTACATTACCGGCGGTGTTGGTGGCCCATTTACTGCGGCGCACGACGGACTGCAAAAGCTCACAGAAACGCTCCCTGAGATAGGCGACATTCTAGTTGACGTTGCGTTGGTTGCGGCTCCCAATGTCAATGACTCCATCACCGAAGTGAAAGTCAGCTCGTCAGCAAATCAAAAAGGTGTCATTGGGATTTATGCTGGTCAATTGGGGACTGGATTTGTCCCAACGTCATTGGGCGAATACGTTGATATTGGTCCTGCAGCTCAAAAAGAATTTGTTCTTAAACCAGAATTTGAGAATGTTTTTGACACTTATCGACCCTTGGTTGTCAACGCTATTGGCGAGGGCAAAATCAACATCTGTGGTGAGGGTGGGGACATAGAGATTGGTGACCTGATTGTTACCTCATCTATTGCAGGCAAAGGAATGAAGCAGTCTGATGATCTTGTGCGGTCCATCACGGTGGCGAAAGCTCGGGAAAACGTCACTTTTTCTAGCCCTACAGAAGTTAAACAAATTGCTTGTATCTACTTGTGTGGGTAGGCGTTTTCTGATATACAATCCGATATGGCGCAACTTATCCTTTACGACCGAGAACGTGTAGGCGAGTGGGTTGCACACCAAGTTTACCAACATGGTTCATGGGGCGACTTTAATGCTTTTGGTGTCGAGATGGGCGGGGAGCTTGTTGCTGGCGTCGTCATCCACAACATCAATGGGGCTAATGCGTTTTGCCACATAGCCATCGAAAAGCCCTGTAAAACGATGTACAAGTTATTTGAAGTTGTTGGTGATTATTGTTTTAGGCAGCTTGCGCTCAAAAGGATTACTGGGTTAGTACCCACTGATGAACCAGAGACAATACGCTTTGATATGAAACTTGGCTTTAAACCAGAATTTATTATGAAGGATGCTGCTCCGGGGGCAGATATGTGTGTACTTGTTATGCGGCACGACGAATGCCGCTGGTTACCTAAGGAGTAAATCATGGGCGGTAAATCAGCTCGGGCACCAGATTATGCACCACTAGCTGCGGCCTCTAAGGAATCTGCTGAGATAATGTCAGGTCTCGGGCGAGAGCAGCTAGCGTTTTCTAGACAGCAGTATGAAGATCTTTTACCTTTTGCTCAAGAAATTGCTAATCAGCAAGCGGCAGCACAGGCAGAACAACTAAGGCAAGGCAGAGAATACTACGACTATCAAACTCGTACCTTCCGACCCCTAGAGCGTGGCCTTGTCCAACAAGCACAGCAATTTAACACCGAAGCCTACCGTGAACAGCTTGCTGGACAAGCGGCTGCTGATGCAGCCAGAGCTTTTGGTGTTACACAAGCAGCAGGCGAAAGATCTATGGCAAGTATGGGGGTTAACCCTGCCTCCGGTCGTTTTGCTGGTTTGCAAAATCAAAATCAATTGGGGCTTGCTGCTCAACGAGCAGCAGCTATGACGGGTGGACGACGATCTGCAGAACAATTTGGTTATGCACGAATGCTTGATGCTGCTGGTCTTGGTCGTAATTTACCGGGTGCTTCTACTGCAGCTTATGGTGCGGCAACTGGAGCAGGAAGTGCGGCAACTGGAACGGCTATGGCTCCGGGCAACCAATATATGGCAGGTCAGCAGCAAGGTATTAGTACGATAGGTGCAGGTAGAAGCATGTTGCAGAGCGGGTTAAGTAATATTCTTAGTACGCAAGGCAGTGTTTATGGGCAGTCATTAAACGCACAAGGTGAAGTTCTTGGATCACTTGCCGGTGCGGGGATTGCTAAATATTCTGATGCCCGACTTAAAACCGACATCAAACTAAAAGGCATTGACCTTACTACTAATCTAGCCATCTACGAGTTTGCTTATAAAGCTGCTCCAACTCTGCGTTACCGTGGTGTCATGGCTCAAGATGTTGAGAAAGTTTACCCACAAGCTGTGGTTGCGGGGGCAGATGGGTACAAGCGAGTTCGATATGACATGCTTGGTATGAGCATGGAACGGGTAAGGAGCTAATCATGGGGTTTGCATCAGGATTTCGTGCAGGATACGACGTAGTTAGCGCTGCAGAAGAGCGCCGCCGTAAAGAAGAATTGCGTAAAGGTTTACAACGTGCAGGATCGTTAGAGCCTAGTCAGCAGACAATGGCTGACCCAGAAATGATACGTAACCTTGAGGGCGCTGGCATCAACCCAGAAACTGGGCGTCCGTATTATTCTGTACGGGATGGGTATGTCCAACCTAACTTTGACGTAGAAACTACAGTACCCAGACCCGCTGGACCAGATCAAATACAACCGGGAGTCGGATCCGATCAAATTCCTGTTGTGCAACCCGGCACTCGTGGCGTTGAATCTCGGTTGACCCCTGCTGAAGCTGTTCGTATACCTGAAACAACTCAATATCAAATTGGTGGACTTACCCGAGAAACTCCTTTTACCCAGCCTGAGATCCAACGTGCACGAACCGAGGAGATGGCTAGGGTTTACGAGCAGCAGGGTATGCCTGAAGAAGCTATGCGTATGCGTCAGCTTGCGCAACAGCAAGAACTGTCTGGTTTACAACTAGGGCAGGCCCGACGCCAAGAAGATTACAATACTGCACTGCAAGAAATTAACAAACAAAAATTTGCAGATCCAACAGAAAGAACTGCTGCCATATTAGCCGCAACAGAAGCCTTTGATCCTGCTATAGCTCTTAAGCTGCGAAACGAATACACTCAAGCTGAACTAAACGACATTACCCTCAAAGCCAAAAAGTTTGAGCAAAACTACACTCAAGCTAGGGCAAAAGGCGTTGATTCCGTTATTAGCTGGTATGACAGCGTTAACGATGGTTTTACCCTTCGTCGTGAGGGCAACCAAATTATCCAAACGGATACAGCAGGCAACCAACGGGTTTTTGCCCAAGGTACTGACGATCAAATAATGATGCGCATGGACGCCATTGCCAAGCCCGGTGGATTTTTAGAGCTTGCAAAAACAGAAGCCGATATTAAGAAATCAGAAGCTCAAGCAGAACAAGCAAGCGAATATGCCTCATATTTACGTCGTGATCGCCCACGAGCTGGCGCAGGTTTAACTGCAGAAAAACCACTTACTGCAGCCGACGTTAAGTCATTTATGGAAGTGTTTGGGGATACTGTTGTTGGGCAAGGTGCTGATCGTAAACCAATAACTTTAAGAGACTTACCTCCTAATGAAGCAATAGCGTATATCAACAGTATTAGAGGCGGAGGTGGGGGCACTCCAAATTTACCTGATATTCCTGAAGGCGGGCTTCCATTACCGGGGGCAGTAGCATCACGACCAGAAGCACCAACACAAGGTTTAGTCCCAGCAAGCCCTCGTGCTGCTAGAGCTGCTGCAAGACAAGATACAATACCCCAACCTCCTCCACAAACAATTACAACTCGTGGTGGTGTAACAAGGGTTAACCCGGATTACTTAGAGTGGGAACGCCAGTATGGGCGTTTGTTAGGTCCTCAGTAAGGATTAAAAATGCCAATTCGCACCATCCAAGATCTTCGTAGGCAAGCCGGTGGTCAGTGGCAAGACAAAACCGACGAAGACTTAATTTCTGCATATGCTGACTTTGTTCAGGCCGATCCTGTTGAGATTGCTAACACTCTTGGATATAAGCCTAGCGAATCTGGTGTAACTGGACAGCGTTTTGGTGCTGCTCTTGATCGCTATCAGGCTGGTTTTTATGGTCTTGGCGAAGCCGCAACTGGTGGTTTAGGCTTTACAGGTGCTCAAGAATCACTTGCAGAACGTAGACGAGCTAACGAATTTGAAGCTGCCGTAGCATCCAGAGCTGCTAGAGAACTAGGCGGTATCGAAAGCTATAAAGACATTCGTGGTATTGGCGACGTGCCAAGTTATATTGGTGGTTTAGCCATTGGAAGTTCTCCTTATATTGCCGAAGCTGCAGTTGGTGGCTTAGCTGGTCGTGCATTGTTAGGTGGTAGTGCATTGTTAGGTGGTGCAAGAGCGCCTTTAACCGGTGCTGCCGTTACTAGCTACCCATCTTCTGTTGGCGAAATACTACAAGCACAACGGGAACAAACTGGCACTGCCGATTTAGGAACTGCTGCAGCTTTGGGTGTGCCTTTTGCCGCTCTTAATGTCATAGGTGTTGAAGGTGCTGCTGCCAGACTTGGTGCTTTTAGAAGTATGGGCGAAGGGCTTGATGCACTTAAAGGATTTCGTGGTGGTCTAACTAGAGCTGGTGTTACTGGCTTACGAGTTGGTGCTACTGAATCTCTTTCTGAAACAGGGCAAGAAGGTCTTAGCCAAGTGGGTCGTATGGCTGTAGATCCGTCAGAAGAGTTTTTAAGTCCTGAAGCCAGAGAGCGATTTACAGAATCTGCCATTGGTGGATTTGCCCTAGGTAAAACTTTTGGAACCCTTGGCGGTGGATGGCGTCGTTCCGTAGAACCGCTTGACCTAACCAAAGATGCCCAAGGTGCGCTTAATCAAGGCATAGATACTTCAAGAATTAACGTCCAGCCGGGGGCTGGTCTATCCACACAGGATCTTATTAACCAGATTACGGGTGTCACAAGACCAGAAGGCGAACGACCAACCCGCCAATCCATGGAGGCTGCTCTTAATGAACCGACTGGTCAAATGGTTGCTGGCCCCGGTGGCATCGAGCGCCCACAAACTGCTGGTGATGTGTATGGAGTACCCTCGGCACCAGCCCGTGCCGCACAACCCGCAGCGCAACAAACTCAGGGCGCTCAGCCGCCACAAGCGCAGGCTCCACAAATTGACCCAGCAGTTGCACAACAAGTAGCCCAAACATATGGTGTAAGGCAAGTTCCTCCCGGTCCCGGTGTTCCCACACAAGCATTTACCATCGCCGGTAAGACCGTTATGGGTGTGCCTCGTGTAAACCAGATCGTTAGTGAAATTGCTCAAGCTAACCAGAACAAAGACCCAGAGCGTGTACAACTTGAGTCTGCAATCGTAGCCTCGGGTATCCCCCTAAGTGGTCAGCCTTCAGCCAAGGGCATTCTTGGTGGTATCGATGGTGTCATTAAAAAGTATCAGCTTGATGGTGCAGCTACCCTAAACGATGCCGCTAATATATTAGAGTTCCAGATTGGTCAGGCCAAATCACCTAAGTCTGTAGAACCATTGGCTCGTATTTACGAGGCTCTAACTGGTCAGATGTCACCAGCTTTCCAACGATTGACGGAAGGCCCAACTACAACTGCAGCACCAACTACAACTGCAGCACCAACCACCACCCCTGCGGCTGGTACTTTAGGATTAATGACAGGACAACCTGCCCCAACAGCACAAAGGGATTATGCGGAACAAGTATTTGCTCAATATGACGCTTTACCAAATGAACAACGAGCAGAGGTAGCTAGACGCTTAGGGTTAACCCTACCGCAATTTATAGAAACTGAAGCTGTTTTTAATCGCACAGAAGAAGTTGATGATGCTATTGCAGCAGTTAAACGAACAGGAGCACCAAGTGGACTTCAATCTACAGCAAGAACTGGACAAGGCCCGCAAACAGCGGTGGGTAGAACGACTGGGATTACAACAACTGGAACCCCAGCAACAGGAGCAGTCGCTTCAACGCCAACTACAGGGGCTTCGCAAACTGGCAGAACTAGCCCTGCTGCCACTAGACCAGAAGAAGATGTAGATGTTGCCAGCAGGATATTTGATGGTATTGCCCAGCGATTTGAAATCAATATTAAGTTTACTGACCTTGACCCTAGCCTCCAAGAAGCATGGTTTAACGCTGTAGAGGCTAATGCAGCTAACCGAGAAGTTGTAACTGCCCTTGCAAACGAGCAGACATTAGATAACAACAGCAAACTTGCAGATGAAATTTTACGAATTGCTATTAACCGTATGTACCCCGCTGACAAACAAAAAGTCAAACGGGAATTTGTGCTTGAAATGTACGGTACTACCCAAGAAAATCGAGATGAAACAGTAGAGCAATTAGCTAAACGATTTAATCGCAGCGTAGATACCATCAAAAAAGATTGGAATCGCACAGTTAAAGCTCTTATGGGGGCTGATCGTCAAAAATTTGAAAATGGTATCAAAGCTGCAATGGTGGAACTTAGACTTTCAAATGAACAGTCCACCGAGTATTTGAATAATTTAATAGAAACTTTGCGAACCCAACAAGATCAAGCGCAGATAACTGAAGCAGAAGTACAAGAACTAAGGATTGATGAACGAGAGCTTGGTGCAGAAGACGCCTCTATCATAGCTAAGGGTCGTACTTCGGACAGCATACAAGAAAAAAATAACGCTGTAGAAACTAACAATCAAGCCTATGCTCGTGTTATCGAAGCGCTTGATGCTATTGAAGTTGGGAACAAACCAACCTCAAAACAACTAAGTGCCGCTAATAAAGCATACGAAGATGCAGGTAATGATCTAACTCAAGTCAAAAATCCAGACCATCTATCTGCCTTGGCTATTGATGCAGAGCTTAACGACGATCAATTTTTCAAAGATCAGATTGTTACTGAGTTAAACAACAGGCTTGAAAATAGAATAGAGACTGCTAAAAAATTATCTGAAGCTAATATTAGAAGACGGACTAGCGAGCCTACACAGGAGGGAGACGATGCCGTTCCAAAGCGAGAAGTAAAGGAAACCAAAACAAAACATCGAGTAACTTTTGAAGGTCAGCCAGCTACGTTAACTATTATTCGTAGCATTGAAGAGCCAAACCAAGTTGCTGGGTTTAACATTAAAGTGGATGGCGAAAGGCTTCCTTTTGTTAATCTTGGGAAGCAAGGTGTTTATACCGACGAAAAATTAATTGATAGTCTGATCGAAACCGAAGTCCTCGATGCTAAAGGAGAGCCAAGTGCCGTTCCAAAGCGAGAAACAGAGAAAGTATCTGTTCAGCCAAAAGCCAGAGTTGGCGAAAAAGTGGGCCAAAAAGTACGGGTCGCCAAAGAACCTGCCGCAGAAGGTGAAACCCAAACCCAAAAAGAAGAAGTAGTACTACCGGATGTCCCGGGAGTAGCTGTTGCGCTTAGACCAAAAGATCCTGATTTTCCTAAATCAACAATCAATACGTTTTCATTTGAAGCACAGGGTGCTAGAGCACAATTACATAACGACCCAGCACGAAATTCAAATACGTGGAAGTTGGGCTTGTTAACTGCAAAAGATCCGGGTCAGGGTGCTGGTTCAAAATTATTAAACAGCATTACAACTTGGGCAGATAAAAATAACCTTACTTTAACTGTTGTAGCTGCTGCTGATACACAGTCCGGTAAAAAACTTAGCCAAGAAGAATTAGTTAAGTTTTACGAAAAACGTGGGTTTGAACCAGATGCGCAATCTCGTGAACGCATAGAAGCTGGAGTGTCGTACTCAGGTTTAGTTAGATACCCAAATAAGCAGTTTGGGCGTTTACAGGAATACTTAAATCGATTTAAACCACTTTCAACACAAAATTTTCAAATGGTAGGCTCAGGCCAACTTACTGCTATTAGGAAAAATTCTGAGTTTAAAACACTTGAGAACGTTACCGATGGTGAAATACAAGCTAAATACGAAGTTAGAGACTTACCTAATAGCGAAATTAAACGACACACTTTAGTTTTAATGGGTCGTGGTAGAAATAATGAAGTTTTTCAAATGGACTTTGATCTAGGGACAACTAGCTCTGAGCCTCATAGCCTAAAGCAAAGACGTTCCGTTGACGGGGATACCTTAATGGTTCATTACCCCGGCGACTTAGAAAGTGGAAATTTACTTTTTAATATTTTTGGATCTCCTAGAGCTATAGAAGCCAGAAAATCAACACAAGTAACCACTACAGGTACAACCAAGGCACCGTCTACACAGACAACGCAGGCTGCGGTAGTTCTTACCAAACAAGAAGCGGCTGAAACTAAATACAACGAACTTCGCCAGTTAGTTGACGATGCACTACCCACATGGGATAAGTTAACTGACGCCCAACGGGCTGCATTGGTGGAAATTGATCCTGCGCAGATGAATATGCGGGACCTACAGCGCATCGTAGATGACAGCCGTACCATCGATGTGGAAGCTACTGTTATTCCTGAGGCTCAGCGTACACTGCTGCTTGAGCAAACTTCCAAACTAAATAACTCGCAGACTAAGTTGCTTGAGTCCCACTATGGCGATAAAGCAGGAACTGACCTATTCCTTAGTAAACTAAGCCAAGACATTACCAATTATATAAATGAAGGCGCAGAATTTGTTGCCGCCAAGATTCGTGGCGTTATCCAGCAGTTGGCTAAAGCTGCAATCGCAGCAGCAATCGTATTTAACCCCAACATTACTGGTAACGGGTTTAACTTTAACCTGCAAGAAGCCTACGCTAGTATTCAAGCTAGACAAACAGAAGCTACTGTTCCGACTGAAGTTGCTAACCAAATGAGCGAAGAAGCAAAAATTATTTACCGACAAGTCGCTCCATTAGCCAAAGAAAAACAACGTGGGTTTATGATTGCCGACAAACGTAATGGCAAGCTCCACATGTTTTTCTCCAGTGGTCAACATTTAGCTTCCGACACTGCGCTTTTTGGGGCAGACATTGGAGATACGTTTCAGGGCGATTCGCTAAATGGTGGTAAAAAAATAACCCCTGCAGGCAAATTTACTTTGGAAGTCGTGGAAGATTCTGACTACGAAGGCGGCTATCGTTTAGATCTTGCCGAAACCAGTTTTAATAAAGGCATTATTGCAGTGCATCCAGCTTGGCTTGGAAACGTAAATGATAGACGCCTTGAGCGCTTAGCCTCGCCAGATGTTAAAGACAATCGAATTAGCTATGGCTGCATCAACACTAGCCACGAATTGTTTTTAAATAAAATTAAACCCCAGCTTGGTGAGTTCAACGGTGGTTTCATCTATGTGCTGCCCGAAGCTCCGTTTGCTCCTACTACTCCTGTTGCCAAGCCAAAAGTCAACGCAATGCGGCGTCGTGCGGAGAAACAGGTTCAGGAGCTAACTAGAACCGATCAGAGTTTGTTTATTGAGGACGCATCTCTTGATGAGATGTCTGATGTTTATGAAGGCATTGCTGAACTTCGTAGTGCGTATGACTCACTAGGGATCAGCAATGCGTTTAATGCTGTTGGTCAGTTCTTTGTCAGCTACAACATGAATGTAGACTGGGATGGAATCATTACCAACATCGATCAAAAGGTGTCAGTGGTTTTGCGCCAAGATATTGCTGCTGATCGAGGTTTTGCTAAATGGACAATGGCTCACGAAGTAGGCCACGCTGTAGATCAAGTTGTACAAGGTCAAGATACTTACTCTTCTGACCCTAGGTTAAATATTAAACTTGTAAACGGTAAAGTTGTCCCTATGGGGGCAGTATCTGTAGAAATTGCAAAGCTACGCAGAATTAACGAAGACGCAAATGTTATTTTTGCATACCCACTAGACCCTAATGAAAGAAAAGGTTTAGATTCAAACCAAATTCGCCATGAGTTGTTTGCGCAGATATGGGCTTTGTATACTACTGCTACCGCTGAAACACAACAAATTCTTAACGACAATGCGCCAGCTACAGTGGCATTTATGAAGGAGGTACTTGCAGATGTCCAAACAACAGAAAACTTCAACGCCACAAACCTCACAGGCCCAGCGTTCGATAGTAGAGCCGAGAGGGTCGATGCGGGCAGGGGGGGAATTTCTAAAGAGGTCGCAGAAGCCCTTACGACAATCGCAAGAGACGTCGCCGCAGCCCAACAAAACGTCCCAGTAGCTCGGTCTCGTAATGCAAGAGCTGCGGCTAATGTTTTAAATAACATACCGCCTACGGTCAGAAGTAGTTCTAACAGTATTTACCAGACAATCCGTAACTGGACTCGTAAGGGTGTTGATCGTGTGGTATTTACCGAGGCGTTGATTAACCGTGCTGTTGAATCTGGTATCCGGTCGGCTGCAGAATTTAAACAACTGATGCAGGCTCGTGGGGTTGAAACCCGTAAGTTTGAAAAAGAAGTTGAGCGCATCGCCGACATGTATGCCCTAGTGCCAGACAAAGATCGTGGTACAGGATCCCAAAGTGTCAACGCATTTATCTATGACTCCACACGAACCAAGAAGTGGGGCTTTACGCCTAAGTGGCGTACCACTGGCGTAGCTGTTGACGCAGATCTAAAAACCAGATTCGACGCTTTATCTTCTGAGGCTCAGTCGTTTATCCGTGCTGTGTTCAAACATGGTGACGATACGCTTGCCATGAAGAAAAAGATTCTGCTTGACTACACTAACAGCGAATACGATGCGCAGATTAAGGCCGCTCAAGCTGATGGTAATGCCGAGCTAGTTGCTCAACTCCAAAAAGAAAAAATTGCTGATCTTAAAAAGTTTGATACGTTGTTTAAATTGCGTGAGGGTATACCCTATGCTCCGTTAAAGCGTATAGGCAAATATGCTGTGGTGGCTAAATCGCCTGAGTACCGTGCGGCAGAAACTGCTGACGACAAAAAACGTATACGTGAGCTTGAGCAAGACCCCAACCACTACCAAGTTAGCTTTGTAGACTCAGATATTCAGGCTCGTAACCTGCAGAAACAGCTTCAAGATCAGGGTTTCTACGGTACTAATGAGGATGCCGTTTACTACTTTGAGCGTGAAAAGTTCCAAGACGAACTATATGGTGGAGACACCATGCTTGCTGCCCTAAGTAAATTACGGGCTACGGTGGAAAGAACTGGTCAGGATGAAAAAAGTACCAACCAGCTTCGTAGAATCATTACAGACATGTACCTCCATGCGTTGGCTGATTCTAGTGCAAGAAAGTCAGAGCTTCGTCGTCGAGCAGTACCCGGTGAAATTGACATGCTTCAATCGTTTGCCCTCCAAGGTCGAGCTGATGCTAACTTCTTAGCCGCTGTTCAATACAACAACAGAACACAAGAAGCGCTGCAAAAGATGCGCAAGCAAGCCAAACAAGGTGGTAACCGTACCCGCAAGTCAGAGCTTCTTAATGAGCTAAACGGACGTTACATCCAGTCACTGGAGTACGAACCTAACCAAGCAGTTCAGAAACTTAACCGTATTACGTCTGTGTACTTTTTGGCGTCAAGCCCGGGTTACTACCTGCAGAACTTTACTCAGCCATGGATGATGAGCTTGCCTGTAATGGCTGGACGACACGACTACACTAAATCTGCTAATGCCCTTTACAACGCCTACTTCGATCTTAAAGATGTAATGAAGTCAGCCAAGTTGTTCGACCAGCAATTTGATTTTTCTAAAGTTCCTGATGATGTTAAAGATGTTATTGAAACACTGGTTAACCGCAGCCAGATTGACATTGGCATTTCCACAGAGATGGGTGAATTTACCATTGAAGGCCAAGGTCCTGTTACTGATACATGGAACAAAGTTGATAAGGGCTTGCGTTTAGCTGTACAAAAAGTTGAGGCCATCAACCGACTTACAACTGCCATTGCTGCCTATCGACTTGAGCTTGCAAAAACAGGCAATCGAGATGTAGCCATCGACTACGCAAGCAGCATCATTAACGACACCCACGGTGACTACTCGGCGTTTAACGCCCCACGTATGTTCAATACGAACGTTGGTAAAGTCGCCCTGCAGTTCCGTAAATTCCAGCTTATTCAGTTGGGTCTGCTTGCCAAGTTGATTAAAAACTCATTTACAAAAGGCCCAGAACAACAAGTTGCCCGTAAGGCCCTAGGTTATATCCTTGCTCAGACTGCTGTTCTTACTGGTGTTATGGGTATGCCGGGAGCTGCTGCTATTGCTTGGGCGCTTGAGGGTTTGCTTGGAGATGAAGACGAGCCATTTGATATTAAAGGTCAGATTCGTGATGCGATTGGTAACAACGACATATCCAACATCGTGCTTTATGGTTCGCCCAACCTAGCTGGTGTAAACCTCTCAGGCAAAATTGGCATGGGTAACGCCCTGTCCGTAATGCCGTTTACAGAAATTAAAGACCTCAATGGTGAGAAGACCTACCAGATTATTGGTACGCTCCTAGGTGGTCCTGCTGGTGGTATGGCGGCTCGGATGGCAGATGGTATGAGCTACATTGCCGCTGGTGACGAATACAAAGGTCTTGAGTTAATGCTACCAAAAGGTCTTGGGGACGCCATGCGAGCTGTTCGCATATACAGCGAGGGGTTCACTAATCGTGGTGGTGATGTTCTTCTAAAACCCGACCAAATTGGTGAGGTTACGGCTTTCTGGCAGGCTTTAGGGTTAAGCCCAACACAAACATCCGTTCGTGGTGAACAGCAAGGCCGTACTATCGACCTTGAACAGAAGTTTAGTAGCCGTTCTTCTACCCTGAAGCGTCAATATTCCGAAGCTACTAAAGACCAAGATAGGACTAAACAAGCTGAACTGCGTAGGCAATGGCTAGATCTTCAAGCGGCTCGTGTTCGTAATGGTTATCCACGTAAACCTATGACAGAATTGACAAATGCTCCAGAACAACAACGCAAGCGTGAAGAGCAAACATCAGAGGGCGTACCATTTACCGACAGTAGTCGTAGGTTTGTAGAACGCATAACTGCATAAGGACCACTATCATGGCAAAATCAGAAGCATGGCAGAGGAAAGAAGGCAAAGATCCAAAGGGTGGTCTGAACGCAAAAGGCCGAGCGAGCTACAACGCAGCAAACCCCGGGAAGCCCGGACTAAAGCCTCCCGCACCCAATCCAAAGACGAAGGAAGACTCGGGGAGGAGAAAGAGCTTTTGCGCAAGGATGCAGGGTATGAAGAAGAAACTTACTTCCTCCAAAACAGCCAACGACCCAGATTCTAGGATTAACAAAAGCCTACGGGCTTGGAAGTGCTGACATGTATATCGCCATCGCCTTTGTGTGTCTCGTGACTAGCGAGTGTGACTTTGTTGTCAGTCGCCATGCCGTATCATTAACGCAATGTGAACTACAAAACGCAAGGGCACATGACTATTTTGAAGCTGCAGAAGAAGTTTCAGCCTACAGAACAACTTGTATTTTGATACCAGAAACGGAGCGGCGTGATGGCTACAAAATCTAAATCACCTAAAGACGCTTGTTATAGTAAAGTCAAGGCTCGCTATAAAGTCTTTCCCAGCGCTTATGCATCTGGGGCCATAGCCAAGTGCCGTAAGGTCGGTGCTAAAAACTGGGGAAATAAAAGTGGCAATAAGAAAAACGGATAAAGGTGCCGCCCTCAAACGGTGGTTCCAAGAAGAATGGAAGGATGTCCGTACAGGTAAACCCTGTGGACGCCAAGAGGGTGAGAAACGTGGGACTCCCTACTGCCGCCCGAGCAAAAGAGTTTCGGACAAAACGCCTAAAACTTCGTCAGAAATAAGCGACAGCGAAAAGCGTAGCCGAATCACCCAGAAAAAAAGTCTGGGTCAACCCCCCGGTTCACCCAAACGGGTGGCACCTCTTAAACGCAAATCGTAAGGAGATTTACTATGATGTACGGCAAAGCAAAACCCGCTGGTTCTAAGAAGTCTGACTTTAAAACTTGTCCCGGTTGCCCCAGTCCTGCTAAATGCAAGGCCATGGGTAAATGCATGAAAAAAGAAGCGGCTCGTAAGAAGTAAGGCCAATATCCTGAAAGCCCAGTTCCGGCTGGGCTTTTTTATTTATGCATATAGCAAAGAAACTTAAACAAAAGATAGATACACTTCATGGTGGGGCTATTAAATGCTCTATCTGTGACCAGTATAAATCTCGTGCTGACTATGGTTCCCAGCACGTTGGTAAGTTCCGAGAATGCAAAGAATGTAGAAGTCATCGTAACAGACTACAACGCTTTGGTATTACGCCTCAGTTTTACGAAGATCTTTTAGAAGTTCAAGAAAGGAAGTGCGCAATATGCGAGTCCGAATTAAAGCTAGAAGGAAATCAGTCCGTCATAGACCACTGCCACAAAACCGGAGAAGTTCGTGGGATTTTATGCCGTCCTTGTAATTCTGCCATCGGACTTCTAAAAGACAAGGTAAGTTTATTTACGCAAGCTGCGAGGTATATCAATGAACCTGTTGCCAGACAAATCGAACGAGAAGATGTTGCCAGAACGGCGCAAACGCTTAGAGACTACTTCAGAAAAAAATCCAAAACCCGTTCTAGTGATCTGGCTTGATGCGCACCAAGTAGGTTACTGGCAAGATGGTAATGAAAATTTAAATGCTGATCCGACAGAAGTTAAGACGTTGGGGTGGCTACTTAAGAAAAGCGCAAAAGGTATTTATCTAGCGCAAAGCGTAGCAGATGACAATCATGCCAATGCAATCGTAATTCCAAAAAACATGATTAAGAAAATTATTCCAATTGAGATTGTGGAATAAAAAACCCCCCGACATTGCGCCGGGGGGAAACTCTACGGAGAAGACAACAATGGCAACAAAGTTGTCCCACAAATAATACATCAATTATTGGCTACTTGACTACCCTCTAGTTTGGTAACTGAGGCTATTGTCAGTTTTGGTGCTTCTGCATACATGGATTCTAGCTTGAGCATGTCAATACAGACACAGCGATGCTGACCGGCAGACACCTTGGTACCACGACCGACGTTGAATTTTTCTTTGGGGTCGGTGGCAACTCCCAACTTCATAGCAACTTCAACCATGTGTTTATGGTCAACACGGTGCTTTAGACACCAATCCATAATTTCTTTCTTCACTAAAAACAATTTGCCGGTTAGGGGATTGTCTTTGTTGTTGATGTTGCCAATAATATACCGACCAGCAATTGCTCCACCGTACACCTTCTGAGCGTCCTCCGGGCCTCGTGTATCCCTGCCATCACGGTACTCGTTGGTTACTAATATCCGTGCAGATAAGTCATTGAGCATCCTGTTTAGCGCATCTTCTGGGGTAATGGTGTTCTGTTCTTTAACCGATACCGCCAGTTCTAGAAACAGATTGATGACGAACGAATACAGTTTTTCAACGTCAAACTTAGTTATGCCCAGACTGTTGGAGATCTCCAACGCTGTAAACGAACAAATAGCATGGTTACGATAGAACCTGTAGCGCACATCTGGCATGTCGTTTTCAAACCGTACACCCCAATCTGCCATTCGTCTCATCACATCGTCGAGGTTAGCAGTTATGTACCTAAGAAATAAATCACCCGCCGCACCTTTATTGATCGACATTTTGCGCTTAGCCGCTTCGACTTCAGACATCTTAAGCTCTGGCATATCGTAGCGGTCGATCTTAATTTGGATCATACGCACGGCTTCTGCTTGGGTATTGCTCTGCCTGACCGCCATAGCAGCATGTAAGTCTTTGTTAGCGGTTACAAACAAATTCATACCCCAAGTCTGGGCTTCGGCAAACCGGACACCTGAGTTGCCCTTACCTAATGTAAGCCGCTCCTTCTCCTGACCCAGACTAACTGTGTAGGCAAATTTAGAAAACTCCTCGGGGTCAATGTTGGTAAGCTCGTCAATCAGCATGGGGATGTTGCCATACGTTCCAAGCCTAGCGTACCGAGCATTGGTGGTGGCGTTCTCCTCTGTTTTAAGGCTCATGCGGTCAGCATCACCAAAAGCATACAGCGATGCCCAACATACCGTAGTCTTACCCTTGGCTGTCTCCTCACCCACAACTGCAAACGTCAGACCCTTATACATGGACTCAGACAGAGGGCTTAGCACAGAACCAAAACCAGCGATGATGACGTACTGCATGGGTTCCATACCATCTCTGGCATACAGGTAATTTAGTGCGTCAGCGTAACCCCCGGCGTTACCAGTAGGGGTGGGGAAATCTGCGGCACGGTCTTTAGCATAACCACCAACCAAAACCTTACGTACCGTCCCATCTTGGTGGTAAAGCCGATCACCTAGTAAAAATCCTTGGAAGTCGTTTTTCCACCCAAAACTGGTGTATGTGTTAAGTTCCTCTGCTTCCTGTTTGAGCTTTTCCAGAGAATCTCTGAGGTAGGCAGTCATGTGCATAGAAGAATCCTTAGCGTTGTTTGGCAATAATTCGTGGTTGGCAAGACCCTCAATTAGTCTCTGTGGAGAAGCAAGTAGTTTAGTCTCGATCTCAAATTCCCGAGTTCTTTTGTCGGGTAAGTGCATCCGCATCCCAAGGCTAAAAGACCCATCTTCTTTACGAATCCTGTGTATTGGATAAAACAAATTTTGGCAGAAAGCAAACGAGTGGGTTATGTCGTCCTTGTCCTTCATGTAGCGAGTCATCATAAAGTTACTAAAACCGTAACCTTGTGGGAACTCTGGGACCACAACTTGCAAATGCATACCATCGACTTTAGCTTCAACCTCGATTGCCTTAGGCTCCGGTTCTTTACGCCCCAAGACAATAGGAGATTTAATTTTGCCAGAAAACTGACAGCCCTCGCACCCCACAGGGTTGCACTTAGAAAAGAACTCACAGGTCGTTGGTGGCGATGACCAAGTATCGTACTTCTGATCTACATCTACCTGACCATGGCCTGTCTCAGCCCTCTTAGCGCTCCATTCTCGGGCCTTCTCAATACCTTCTTCACAGTGCTTGATGATGCCAATAACACCCCGCCAGTGTTCGTAATTTACGTCGCCAAGGGTATCCCGCATCACACCAACTTGTGCGCACTTTTCTGAGATAACTTCGGCAAAGCTGGGGACGGAAACAGGTGCGTGGGCAATCAGGTCGTCGTTAATATCTACTTTTTTCTGCGGTTCCTGCTTGGGTAAATCTACACTTTTTAGCGCTTCGACAAATTTTTCGGGGGTAACTGCCTCAACTGAATTTTTTGCTACAACAGTCTTAAGTTCTTTTTTCTTGTTTGTGCTACCAACCGGCCTGAGAACCCGAGCAAAGTCTGCCGTTGCCGTGGGATCTGCAATCAACCCAAGATGGATAGTGACTGCCTTAAACCGATTAGCAATTTTTATCCATGTGCTAGAACTGATAGCTTTTGTTAAAGGCCAATAAATATGTAGCCCGTTGCCCGAGTCAATGATGAGTGGTGCTGGCAGTCCGGTCTTGACGCATAGTTGTTTGATGGCAACAAGCGCATCCTTCTTTGTCGGATAACCCTCACCCTTTTCTGACTTAGCTAACCCACAATCAACGTCCAACCAAAACGCTTTGGCCTTAAATTGGTTCTCCTTGACCCGCCACCTTTTTTTGCCATCAACCTCAACAAACGGTTCTTTATAAGCACCGCAAGCGTGATAAACCTGCACGGGTTTTGCATCGTATTCTTCTACTGCTTTTGCCATATCGATTAAATTTTCGTATGGCTTGTGTGCGGGTTTTCCTGTTTTGGGGTCGATGAGCGCCAGATACTTTATGCCGTCTTCTGGTAAGACGGTCTGCAGAAACTCTAAGGTATCCATTAAAACTCCCAAGAAACAAAAAGCCGGTCTTTCCCGGCTGTCAGAGCGCTAGGCTCGGCACTACCCCCTAATCGTCAAAATTTAGATCGTCGAGATCTAGTCCAGATATTTCGGGTTCTGGTTCCGGTTTAGCCGCAGGTTTGCGCCCTGGTTTTTTCTTCTCGGTTTCTTCTGTGGGGGCCGCAGTAACTTCAGGTTCTTCTGCTTCTTCCTCGTCTGCGGTTTGTGTTGCCTCAGGTAAAGCTACGTTTGACACCCCAAGAATCTGAGCAACTGTGTCAGATTGAATAACCTCTTGGGCCTTCTCAAAAGTTTCTTCATCAAGCAACCCGACAGGCTTAAATGTCAGCTTGGGGTTGGGGGCTTGCATATCAAAACCAACCTTCGTAACCACCATGTTGTAAGCCACGCCACGCTTAGCCAACATCTGACCATACTCACCAACGGCACGAATTGAGGCCGGAGGTACACGCAACAGGTATGGGTCGTTAATCAGATTAGGCGTAGCAATCGCCATCCGTACACTGTCCTGACAAGCCTTGCCCTTGGAGCCGCTCTCGCTGATCTTAGAACCCCACTGGTTCCACTTACACACAGCACAAGATTTAGACTGAGGCGATTCGATGGAAGCATCTGGCCTTACACCCTCGTTAGAGAAACAGTCGGGCTTAACACCGTCAGAACCCTCTTGGTAGCCCTTGGCGTAGAACACTTTACTCGTGCCCTTGTTGACCTTGAGCAATACCACATCAATAGCCGTAGCAGGACTATCGGGGTCTTTGGGGTTAGGCAGAACTTTACGCTCACCATCACGAACGATGGCAAAGACCTTGCCTTTGATACTAACTACTGGAAAGCCACCGACTGCGGCGTGGGCAGTCAAATCAGCGTTAAGTTGTGCTACATCTGCTTTTGCCAAATGGGCGGGTAGTTTGCCACCCTCAAATGGAATAATGTTCATAAGCTAAAAATCTCCTGTAGAGGTTAAGAATACTACGACGAACGACGGATGTTTACAACCCGCTCTTCTCGCCAATTGATACCCGGGGGTAATTCCTGATTGACAGACTTGTACTGCTCTACTGCTAACTTGCTGGCACGGACTTCCATCAAGGGCCACTCCTCGTTTTGCTTAACAAAATCAAAAAATGCTTCCCTGTCAGCAACAGAGGCTGTGGTTCGTACTGATACATATGCCGTTCCATGGGGAGTGTTAAAAGATTTCCCACCAGTTTGGTCAAGTACTTCCAACAACTTACCTTCAATTTTGGACATCTTTGCTTCGATGGGGGCTATTTGCATGTCGTACTCGGTTTTTAGCTGGGCTTTTTGGTCCCGTAGCTCGATGTACTTGGCTACAACTTCTGATAGTTTCATAGGTCAATCTCCGTAAAGGTAATTTAGTATAACAAAACGTGTGTATGTTGTCTAGTCTTCAATGCCCTCCTTCATCAAATCCAACAATATGCCCTGCATCTTCTGCTTGCTGGACAGCCGCTGGTAGATTCGTCGTTCTATCTCTGACCCCGCAAGATGTACGATCACGGTGGTTTTTGTTTGGCCCGGACGACGAACACGAGCACAAGCCTGCTCATAAATATCATTGGAGTAAATAGGGGCAAACCATACGATAGTAGTTCCCCTAGTTAGGGTTAACCCGTGTGACATAGTTGCTGGATTCGCTACCAAAACATGAGGATCGTCGGCTGTCTGGAAGCCTGAAAATATCTGGTCCCGTTCGTGCTTTGAAGTTTCACCATGAACAATCCCAATAGGCCAATATGGTTCAAGCTCTTTGGCTACATACTTCAGAACAGCAGTCAGTGGTATAAACACGATGACCTTACCTTCAGACTCTTCAATGACCTCTTTCAAAACGTCAATGCGTGGTTTGTTTGGTAGGATAATTTCGGTCTTATCTTTACCATATGCAACACCACAGGCGATCTGAACAAGTTTGTTGGCCTTAACTGCTTCGTTAACTGCGAGTACTTGACCACCAGCGTACTCGGTTGAAAGTTTAGACACCATGTCTCTGTATGCTTTTTTCTGCTCATCAGTCATCTCAGCATCTCGTGTCTGAAACAACTGGGGCGGCAGATCAACGCAGTCATCCAAAGCAAATCGTATTGATGGTTGCATCAGCTTACGCACAGTATCCATGGCATCTGTTTTGGGAACCCACTTAAACTGAGTAATCTGCCGCATGGTCATGTCACGAAACTGCGTAAAGTACTTAGGTGCGTCTGTGTTTGATGGTGTTATCACCCGTATCTGCGCCCAAGCATCAGTAGGTTCGTTAGGACATGGCGCACCAGTTAAGGCCCACACTCTGCGGCTAATTGTTTGCTTGTTAATTACGTTGTTGAGGGTCTTCCATCGCTGGGTGTTTGGCGTTCTAAACATAGCCACTTCGTCAACAATAACAAGATCAATATCAGGTCTTGAAGCTAACTGAGTTTCGATAACTTTTAGGCCATCAGTGTTAACAATGTATATGTCAGCGTCTTCTTTAAGTATCTTGTGGCGTCTTGCTCGTGAGCCATAGACAACTACTGCATCAAAGTGTGGAAAAGTTTTAAATATCTCATCAGCCCAAGTGCGCTCCATCGTTGACAGTGGGCAGATAACCAAAACCTTGTTAACTAACTTAGACTTCTTCATATAATCAAATGCATACAGAGCCGAAACTGTTTTGCCTAACCCCATCGAGTTAGTACAGAAGCATCGGTTGTTCATGGAGAAAAAGTTAGCAGTCTCTATCTGAGCGTCAAATGGCTCAAACTTACCGCTGGCCTTGGGGAACTCGTAATGCGTCTTCAGTGGGTCAGGTATATTTTTGAACCCAAGCTGGCGTAGCACCCGTGTTTCATCAGGTCTGTGAGGAAGGGCCACAAGTGTGGCCCCTTTATGCGTTATAAGTTTAGCGGTCGGTATGACCGTTGTTACTCTTGTTGGTTCTTTAAGTTTTAGTACGACTGCTTTTTTGTCTTTCAGGATAGTTGCCATTCATTACCTCTACTGTAGAATTTATTACGTTTTCTAGGTTATCCATAGGTAAAATCATTGCCACCCTTATAGGGGGGTTCTTGTTGTAGCTGTCCGACCAAACAAACTCAACTGCATGGTCACCAAAAGGTTTCCACTGTACATCTGAAATGTGCGGAAATATGTTCATAATATGAACACAAAAAAGGTTACATAACTCAGTCTGGGTTATATCCGCTTTTGCCTTTGCGCCAACTGCGGTTGGCTTTTCGGCTTTGAACGACCGTGTTTCCTTTTCCATTACCGCCTCCATTGTCAAGCGCTTTTTTGTGGGCCACATCTTTACCATCGCCCTTACTGGCTCGACCTTCTTCTACGGCCTTGCGTCTAGCGGCGTTGTTTTTAACTCGCTTGGCAACCTCTTCGGGCCTAGCGTTGTATTTTTTCTGGTATTCCAGCTTTCGTTTGGTAGATTCTGGCATGTTAGTTCCTATCAAAAGCAGTAAAAAATCCATGTAATTGTGCAATATCATCTACAACAACTGCGTTTCCTTTGGCTTGCCGTATTAAGTTAATTTGTATTATTTGGTTTGCTGTCAGATTGTCTAATTTACCCGGGGCTTTTGTTTCAATAGCTAAAAACCGTCCGTCCCAACAGCAAATAAAGTCGGGTACACCGACCTTTCCATATCCGTTAGCCGATGGCATAAAATACCATATATTTCTCTGTTTGAGAACTTTTTTTACAGCTTCCTTGACACGGCCTTCGGGAGTCATCGCTTCTCCTTGTAGTGCTGACAAGTCTTCACAGGACACCATCCGTTGCACAACCCTGATGGCTTAGCGGGCCACGAATCACGATTGTATGCTGACTCAAGCCGAGCAACTTTTGGTATAAATTCACGCCAGATAATGGGTAGTTCATCACGGTTAAATCGTTTTTTGTCAGTCTTCTGTTCTTTGAGCCATACAAAAATAGTTTTTACGTTTTCAACTTCTGGGTAATGCGCAAAAATGTAAGCCGCATACAGGTCTAATTGTTCCGACGGCTTTCGCTTTCCGGTCTTGTAGTCAAGTACCATGGCATTCTTCTCTCGGATAACCACCAAGTCTGCGATGCCACGGCTCCACGCACTATCCCAATCTGCCGGTTGAAACCCTTTACCAATGGCAAGTTTGATTTCTGCGTACTTGTTTCCTTCAAGGCTGTCGATTCGTTTTGCAATTCGCTCCCAGTGTTCCATTCCTTTTGGTAGCGATGCTCCGTTGTTAATTCTGTTTTCAAACGCTTCATGTACTCTGTGCCCCCATATTGTTGCTTCGGTCGGTGGACTTACAAAATCCTTTACTACACTGGTATGGTAAAACTGCTTAGGACAAGTGGCGAATTTTTCTAGATGTGAGTAAGTCCATGCTTTCAAAATGTTCTCCGTATGGTTATTTGCAATCCCCATATGTTAAAGCAAAGTCCCCTTCACAGGCTACCGGTAAACCTTGTGCCCACTGGGGTGGGGTAGACATAACCTTAATCATAAAATCTAAAGACCGTTGAGCTTGATCTTCAGGCACAACTGCAACAACTTCGTCATGAACTGTTAATGCAACTTTAAATCTTGTATCTGCAGAATCTCGTTTGCGGAACTCTTGGTCAATCTTCGCCATCTGGTCGAACACAACTATCCTAGCCAGTGCTTGAACCACGTTCTCTACAACTTTACCACCATATATTTTGATTGATCCACGCTTTGTTGTATATACAAACCCCTCGTTTGTTTTATGTAGTCCGGGGTATCGCACCAGCATATCGTTGGGTAGCCTTATGCCTTCGGGTGTAGCACATAGTGCTATAGTTGCGCCAAACTTGTAATCGAACCCATTGGCAATTGCAGGTAACGCCTTATCAGCATCAGACCATAGTGACGTTATGCGTTCATATTTTTGTCGGTACAACTTAACAATACGCTCAGCATCTTCGAGCGGCAGGTCAACCGATACACCAGCCATGCCAATTTTTAGTGTAGATTTAAACTTGTCCTTACCCATGCCGTAGCCCAGACCGAGAATACAAGTCTTACCAACAAACCGTTCCACCTTATCTATTGACTTATCGATGGGCCGTTCATAAACATCTGAGGCAAACTTGGAATAAATATCCACACCATTGCGGAAGTCCTCAACCAAATCATCCTGACCAGCCAACCAAGCAACAACTCGTGCCTCAATCTGTGCTGAGTCAACGGCTATGACAACGTGACCTTCAGGCGCTTTGATGGATTTGCGCAGTGTCCCACCACGGGGTAGGTTCTGCAGATTCATTTTATCCCCACCGCTTGCCCTGCCTGTATGTGCACCGTAGTAGTTCAACATGATGGGCAGTGTCCCACGATCTGCTATGCCAAGAAACGATATGGTTCTGGTTTCTTCAAGGGTAGATTTAATACCAAGCCTAGCGGATACAACTGCTTGAACTCGTGGGTCTTCATGCTCAAGTAGGGCTTTGAACTCGTAGTCGGTCTTACCAAATGCATAGGCCATTTTGTTCGTGCGTAGACTGACTTTCATTGGCGGTTCAACACCTAACTTTTTGAGCACATCTGCAAACTTCATGTTGCTCATTAGATCGTCCTTGCCGATGGCATCACTTATACGACGCATAAGCTCTTCTTTTTTGGTCTGCACATTACTCAGATGATGCGTCAACTTTTCTTTATCCAGCTCAAGCACCGGGTCAATGTACATCCGTAGCATCAAATCAATTATGTATAACTCTTTTGTTGTGCTGTGCGGCTTTAGGATCTTGAAAAGCTCGTAGGTTAAGTTCACATCATTCATACAGTAAGTACCGTAGGCAAATATCTCTTGTGGAGAAAAATCTTCCCTACGTTTACCTAGTGCGTTAACAACCTCAGTACCCTTGGCCCCAAGCTCAAACTTCTTGGCAAGTGCCGCAAGTGAACCACCAACCGTAAGACCAGTTAATGGTCGAGCCATACTCAATGTATCAAAGTAATACTTTGGTCGTATCCCAAACTGCCACGCAAGAATTGCCCCATCAAAGGCCATGTGGTGAGCCAATACATCATGACTAGGAAGATCAAGGTAATGTAAAAACTTCGCAATTTGCTCCTTACTACCAGTACACCACTGGGTCTGTTGGTCATCAACTTTAGCCGCTACACCAATGACTTCAAACTGCTCAGAGCGTATGTACTCTTCAGTTGTTATCTTGGATAAGCTGAACTCCTTGTCGTAGTACGTCTCAAAGTCAATCGTTATCACGGGCTTCTTCCAGTTTCTTTAGTAGTTTTTTGAAATAGTAAGTGGCTTTACGCACATCAATGCTTGGGTCTTCCGGGTGCTTCTGCCTGTAACGCCACACGTAACGAATAATATGACCAACACAGACTGCTTCAAATGCTGGTAACCCCTTAACTGCGGCCTCGATGGCATCGATACACTCGATTTCTCCTGCTGTGTAGTGCGCTGGTTTGTTTACTTGGTCAGTCATCGTATGCCCCTTCAAGTAGTTTCTCTAAGTGGCGGTTCTTGATAACACCGGCTTCCCACTGGGCTTTCATGCGTTGCCTTGCGGCTTCACGTTGTTCTGGCGACCACTTTCTTTTTACTTTTATTTCCTTTGTAGCCTTTGGGGTTACCTTTGTTGGTGGAGCTTCAAGTTCTGTCTTTGGTGGGATTTTTTGAATGAGTATTCCCATACTACTGGCTTCTCGGTCAATCCATTGTTTTATCTGAAGATCTGCTGTGCGGTAGTTGCGATTGCAGATTTGTATGAGTGCTGCGTAGTATTCTTTGCTAAGTTCAATTGTTTGCATTGAGCTTCTCCTCAATTAAAAAAGTAGTTAATAAATCACCCAACCGCCCGATGTCAGCGGCATAAAGCACTTGCTCTTGGAGTTTGCCGGGTAGCATACAGGCCAACAGATAGCCGTTTTCCACCCGCCTAATTTGAAGTTGGCAGATCAGTTCCGAGTTCATTTTCATCTCCGTAGGTACTACGTGTGTATGTTATCTCCTTTCTTCTTGGGTTGCAAGTCTTGGATAGTATTTTTATCTGACCCTTGAAATCTGTCGTACATCCGCTCATAGGGGTCAATGCCTAGGTGTTGCATGATTTGGACAATGCGAGACTCCATCCTTGCAAGCCGCCTTTCGATCTGTTCAAGATTCATAGTAGTGCCTCAGGTAGCGGTTCTTTTTTACGTTCTTGGGTCCCAAAGACTTTTGTGTGGTGCATAAATATTATGTCTCTATGTATGTTGCGAGTCTTTGTGTAGCCAAGGTTTATTAGAAATTTAACAACATCTTCATCTGCGTGGCCGTAGTTCTGCGATAACCCGTTAAGTTCAATACAAATTGTTGGCTTACACCTGTTGATAGTATTGATTGCACCAGTAAGAGCAAATAGTTCATAGCCCTCGACATCTAGTTGTAGTAGGTCACAGTTCGTTACGTTCAAAGAATCTATGGGGACTACATGAAACCCACTGCCTTCGACCACCGACAATGCACCCATGTTGCCTTCCTGATTGACCTTGATTGAACCTGATTTAACTGAATCACCAAAGGCAGAGTTGTACCGTGTGATGTTAGTTATGCTCTCGGTGTTCTTCATCAATGCTTGGAAGTTTGCTTCATCAGGTTCAGCCGTAATGACATGCTCAAATATCTCAGCCAGCTTGACGGGCCAGATACCAATGTTGCCACCAGCCTGTATACAAACCCGCCTGTCTTGACAGTAATCCACGATGGTGCTGATGTCTGAGGCTTGCGCTGATATGTACCTAAAACCCACTCGGTCTGATGTTGGCATCCACCAGCCGTCACGTTGTGTAATCATTGTGTTCTCCTTAGTAAGTTAGTACTTCTGCTTCCGTTTCTATCCATACCCTAGCTCCGCATGACAGAGGTTTGTCTGGGCTATAAACAACTTTACTGGGGCCGTTGATCTGAACTTCATTTGCATACGTGTTGTTCTTGTACGTCTTTACAGTTAATGCTGGCTCTCTTGCTCCAGTTTTTGTGTTGCTTCGTATAACGTGCTGGTTTACGTGGACAATTGTTTTCATTTTGCCTCCACAATTTGTTTATTGGACCAGACAGACAGGCAAGTTTCCTCAAGCTCAAAGCTCACTGGCTGTGTGTTTAATGCATCAGCACGACCACGGTTGTACGACTCGATGATGTCTACGGCTTGAATCTCATCCACCTCAACGATCAACGGTTCGTCGTAAACACGCTGGTACGCCAGTACAACCAAGGAACCCATCACAAACCCTACGAACCAATTATTCATGTCTATATCTCCTTCTTTGCCATGCCAAACGGGTCGGCACAGAACTTTCGCCAGTTCACCTCTCGACTCATCTTAGGACCAGCAAACTTCTGTGTTTGAAGTAAATTCTCCACGGATATAAGCAACTTGAACCGTGATGGAATACCTCGCTTAGGTAAATTAAGTCTGATTGCATGTTGTCGTTTAACCAGTCGAGACATGCGTTGGATGGCGCTCTTTTTGTTGACTTCCAGTAGCCGCGCTATGTCGTCAATTGTTACTTCTTCTTCTTCTTCCATTTAGTTTCTCCGTAAGTAAATTAAGTGTGGGGTCACCTGAGGTTACGAGGGAGGATGCCTCAAGCCCCCACTGCCGATGTTATTCGTCAAACTCCACGACATGGTCACCGTCGGCTGGACCAATGTTTAAATCTACTGCAGGAAGTTCAACCGTTGCAAATTTGCTGTTGCAATTAGGACACACTCGGTATCTATATGTCCATCGTGGGTTGGCTAACATCTCTCTTGTCTCCCGCACCTTTGTTGGTTTGTGCTCGCACTCTTGACACCTCATGCTTTTACACGGTTCATTTTCTCAAAAGACCACAGGCGTATATCGCTAGCTTGTTCCCGTATTTCTGTGGCAATCATGGTTATCTCCTCAAAGTTTGGTTGCGATGTTTTGCTTAGTGCTTCCTGTAATTTCACAACCAAGTGTTGAAGTTCGACTTGTGACTGTGCTGGGTCATAATGCATACACACCTCCTAGTTTAAGTGTTTGCAAGTCTAGCAGCAACTGCTGTCGCTTGTACCGCATCAACATCAATTTTTGCAAGGGCATCCATTGCTTCGCTAATTCTGCGTTCGCCTTTGGGTTTTACCTCATTGACTTTTTCCACATAATCCTTGTCAACGTAAGCAGCAATTGCAGGCCACAGCTTCAGTGCTTCGTTAAGCGATTTACACTTATTTAAGAAGGTCATAACATCTTCTTTAACTTTGCTGTAACGCTCATAAATTGCTTCGTGATCTGCTTTGAACTTGATTAGCTTGTCCATGCCGTACTGCGCTGAGACTTCAGGCGACACCTTGATAACTTGGCGACCGTTTGTCATGTGGTATGGAATTGGATGAGTGGTGAAATCGATTGTCACATGTGCGTCTGCTTCGTACCAACTGACGTTTGCGTTTTTGTCTTCACAGTTAAACTTGAAACCAACCTCACGTTTGTCCTTGTTCAACCAAGACTGCGGTAAAAGACTTTGAAGGTCAAGCCTACCTTCCCACATGTACTCCTGAATGAATGGCTCGTTAGCCGCAAAGGTTATACCCTTCGTGGGGTTGTGAAGCTGGTTGATCTCTTTCATTTTAAACTGAAGTAAGTTATTTCCTACAGACTCCAGTACTCCCTTACTGATAGCAACTCGTGCCATGTGTACTCTCCTTAGTTAGTTTCAAAGTGAATGGTTTCGCCGTAAGGCACAGTCTTGTTGGGACTGCTCACACACCACACCGTGGGGAAACCGGGGTCCTCGGTGTAATCGTCGTACCCATCCGTCAGGGTTACTACTACATCAGGCTGGATACCTTTTTCTGCAATATAGTCAAAGCCCGCTTCCATCCTAGTGCCACCACCCGACTGGTGTTTAATATGTACATCGTCTGGATTGTCATACTCCTCATGGCTCTGAACTTCTGTATCGGTGTAGATGACATGCACTTTGCTAGGCTTGCACATTTCTATGATGCGCCTGATATGACCGTTGTAATAGTCTGTCTCCTTGCGACTTACTGAACCTGAGATGTCAACCTGCAAGACAATCTCACCCATTGTTGGAATCTTGCCCGCTGATGGTAAGTACATGCCGCCGCCGATGAATCGTCGGTTAGGCCGAGTCCAAGTGTATTCACCCTTAGTCATACCAACCATGTAACGCTCAAGGATGTCATACCACGGTGTCTTGACGTTGATAATATCTGCAACAATCTCAGCCAACTTACCGGGTAATTTACCTCGTGCCTTCGCTGCTTGCGCTGCTTCAGCAATATCAACCTTGGCTTGCGCTTCGATCTCACGTATCTCCGACTCGGTTAGCTGCTCACCGTACTCAACATCATCTCCCAAACCATTGTCGAACTTATCACCGCTACCACCGCTTCCACCACCATCATCACCATCAGGCAGGGAATCGTAGATTGTCTCAGTCGTCTTGTCCTTGGAGCCGGGTATGTCCACACAGTCTGGTATGCGCTCACCGACTTTACAATCATCGAGCATGTCGTTTATCCAAGCGTCACCAGCATAGTTCCACTTCTTAGGGTCACGGTGTTTACGTCGTATGGCGTGTTGTGCAATAACATGACCAACCTCATGGCACAGGCCCCACACAATCTGTGGTACGGGTAAACCCTCAATGAACTCCGGGTTGTATCTGATTGCACCCTTAAGTGGTACAGCAAGTGTTGGTATGGTGCGATCCTCTTGTAACCCCCGCTTGAACAGTATGCTACTGAAGAACGGATAGTCCATCACAATCTGTGCCTTGGCCCTGTCTAATTTAGTTACTTGCCTCATGTCCTTCTCCTAAAGAAAATTTCATCTTCACCATCTTCTGCTACGTTAACGAACCTCGCACCGTCCTGCTCTTTAATCATACGGGCCGTACCCTCGATGAACCCAATCAACATCATCTCTGCGATCATGGACCTCCTCTCGTATATGTTTATTCTGTGTCTGGATATAACTGCAACTGCCGTACCACCCAGCGCCCATACTAATAAGAACATCTCACCGTAACTCATACAGCCCCCATAAAAGCGCCCATCTGTCGGGCAATGTCATCCAACTTCTTCGCCGCTTGCTCCCTAACAACTGGAGACTCACGCAACCATGACCCGTGATACTTGGTCATCTCAGTGACTAACCCATCAATCGACCCAATGACCTCAGGCGATGCGTCGATGAGTAGTTTCTTGGCAAGCTCACAACCTTCAACTACGTTCTCGATAGCTGTATCACGGAAGATTGAACCGTCTGTGCCGATGGGCTTGTTAAGTTTTTCCACCAAGTGCTTAAGTGGTTCAAGCATCCGACTGACTGCATCGTTATGAGCCGCACGTTCTACATCCTGCATGGCCTGAGTGAAGTTAGAAACATCTGCATCAGATAAGTCAAACAAGAAGTGCTTGCGGTCAGGTAGTGGAGAGAACCTAATATCAAACCCCATACGACTTTCAAACTCATGTGCCGCAGGGTAGTCATCGATACTTGCTTTGGGTGGAATACCTTTTGCAATAGCCGATGCACTGCGAGCCTTTATGTCCTGTTGTACAAACACATCGTACTGGGGCATGAGCTTGAGCTTCAACGACTCGGTATTGCTTATACGTTGCCTTAACTCTGTTGTGTACTCCTCATACATGGCGTTGGGCAGAATACGTGGACCCTTATCAATGTAAGGCAGAGTGTGTGTCTTATGGTAGTTGTACCCCTCGTTGATTGATGAGATAAGCTGGTTGATGGGGTTGTTCTTGTCACGGAATAACTTGGATATGACTATGAGGCTTGTGTCATCCATCTGTTGTTGAATGATTGACTCGGCATACTCATCTCGTTTACTGAGGTTTGCCCGTCGTGTGGTGAGCTTGACCAGCATGGCCTTCTCGGAAAGGGAAGTGACTTTAAGTTCCATTTAGTTCTCCTTAGTTAATGTACATCGTTAGTGTCTTACCAGTTTTTACTACATCCATTGCCTGAGATAACTTGTTTACTTCTTTCTCACGAATAATTTTTGCTACTCGTTGCCTTAACTCCAACCCAACACCAGAGGCAAACGGTTTTGTTTGATAACACTGGTAGTAGTTCATGCGACCGCAATCATAACTACTTTTCAACCTACGCATGTCGTACTCGTAATTATTTTTGTCGCCATCACCCATACGAGCTGCAGTAATCAACGCCTTGCAGTAGTTATATGCTTCTTCATAAATATCTTTGTGTTTGTCAAAGTCATTAACAACCAGAGATATATAATTTTCCTCGGCGACAGATGCACTGAAGCCGTAATACTCTCGCAAAAAGCGCATCAGCTTTTTAGTCTTGCCCCAGCCTTTAACGCTCTGGGGGTACACCTCAAGACTGTGGGTAAGTTGGTTGCGTAACCTAGTACTAATGTTTGAGAAGTTGACGTTAACAGTGGCAGAGGCGCCAGGTAATGTGGCGTATGCACCAGCAAGTAAAATAGAAGTACAGCGTTTGTGCATGACTACCTCCTAGAGCAGCACGTTGGCGTTGTTTACTGCCCACTGCACGAACGCCTTGGTTGTTTTAATTTCGGGGCAGAGCTTGATAGCATCTTGGACACACATGACGCTGAACTCTGGCTTGAGCCTGTCGGTATAAGTATTTATGCGGTCAAAGTTGTTAGCCGTAGCACGATGAGCTAGTGCACCAGTCAGGGCATACAACACCGCAGGGTCCGTGGGTACTTCAGCCGTGGCAGGATTCATCAGTAGTCCATCGATGTTCGGCAGTCCTTGGTAAATACGCCTGAACCCAGTGTACTCAGCCGCCGCACCCTCACCCACATCACCAGCCACTGAGCCAAAGTAAATATCACTGGGCAAGTCAGTCGGTATCATGGCAACCCGCTCCCAGTTACGTGGTGTCGGGCAGATTTTATCGGGGTCAAAGTCACTGAGCAGGTTAGGTCTGAACCGCAAGAACTGAATAAGAACTATGTCGATGCCGTTGTTAAGCGCCCACTCGGACCAGTCGTCAATGTTCTCCGTGAACTCAAATGTACGAACACGACCACGTAGTTTAGACACAACCCGATTAGCACCTGATTTGTCCTTGGTCCGGTTACCCGTGGCGATGATATGAGTCTGGTCAGACAGTTTCAGCTTGTTGACTTTACCCTCAAGGATAAGACCGCACAGTGCATTCTGCATGGGCGTCAATGCATCAGATAACTCATCGAGGATAAGTAGGTTACGCCCAGTCTGAAGAAGTGCAAGCTCCTCGGGTGGTTTCCACGTTGTGTACTCCCCGCTGTTACTCGGTGTGCCAAGCAAGTCCACAGGGTCACGCAGTGATGCAAAGAACATCTCAACCCGATCGAACCCAAGTTCTCTGCCGATTTCCTTGGCAAGTGCTGATTTGCCTCCGCCCGGTGCACCCTCAATGTAAGGTACAACTTTGTTAGTGGTTTGAAACTGCCGTGTAATTGACTGCTTGATGTCTGCGTATCGCATAGTGTTTCCTTTTATTTAGTGAAGTCGTCTTGGGTTAGTACTTTTTGTTCAAGCGCACCTTCCAGCCGCTTGAGTAGTTCACGTAGTCCATCAATTGTTTCTGAATACATGAACGGCTCGGTGTAACTTATTGGCTTGTCGTCTTCGTAGAAAACCTCTGCAAACTCAAACATCTTCTCGCCTTCGATATCAACTTCTACAACCCTATGGTTCCAATTCATAGTGTTTCCTTTTTAGTTAGTTAATCGACGTGCAACGTAGCGGCTAGTGGACCTAGCTTCTAGTAAATCCTTAAGTATCTCCGTGCCAACCCATTTGATTTTGTCTGCTTCCACAGGTCTGGCGAGGCGTTGATGAGTGGTGGTGGTCCTACTAAACTTGTCCTCGTTGCCGTACCACAACTCAGCCTCGGTGTCATACGCATACATGGGAAAGTGCCTACCATACGAATAAACGGTATAGAACTTACCTTCCCAGTTTGTCCAGACGGTATTGTTATTGTTTGTGAACTGCTTGGTTGCCCGCACCTGTTGTGCCATGTCTTTGTTGTTTACTTTCATCTAAGTAGATCCTTTACTTTTCTATGTAAATATTCCCTGCGCTCGTATCCAATGGGTTTATCTTCTTCAGGATTGGTCGGGGGTATGGTCTGCAGATACTCGCCACGCTCTGCTGCTAGTTTTGCTCGGCGTTTAAGACGCTCTTGTTGTACTGCTTGAAGTATCTGCACGAATCGGTTTGTATGGTCAAGTGGCATTGGCAAGCACCTCCATTGGGTTAAGTCTGTGTCGTGCATCGACGGTTATCCCCATATCCATCGCCAACTTAAGAGTCTGGGGCGTTAGGGTCTTGGTTCCAGCAATGTGAGCAAGCATCTCTGCAGTGTGATTTAGGGGGTAAAAAGTAGGCTTGCCATACACATCTACTACTTCAACTTCTACTACGATTTGCTTGGGTTTGTCCATAGTGGTTCTCCATAAGTTAACCAAACAAAATAAATGATGCGGCTATCAGAAACCAAAAAGTAAGGAAAGCAACTCCGGCGAGCAACGCCCAGCCGATTAAACGAATTATTTGTGTTGGGGTTGGCATAGGTTTAGCTCCTCTGGTGTGTCCACCTCATCGCCGAGTTTGCTTGCGACATAGGCCCTCATTGCCGCCACGAGTGGGGTTGGGCCTTGGCAATACTGGTCATTCATTCCAACATCAGGCCACGCTTCCCATCGAGCAGATTCCAGCCTCACTAAGTTAATCCCTTCCCGCTCGATGATCGGGCCACCTTGTGACCAGTCGGTTGTAGGCCAGAAGTGTTTATCACTACCGGCCTCTCTGTCGTAGTACCAGAGTTCCGCGCTCGTTGTGTCGTGGATAACTTCAAGCATTCCTTCACACTTCGCCGCCGCCCAGTCAAGGGCAACTCCTGTTAATTCATCCGTCTTAATCTTCATTTCACTTCCTCCTCGACATGTTGATCGTTTGTCATCTTGTCCACCTTGTATCCACGATTCATCCATACTTCCATCTTGATATTGCGGAACCAGTCGGCAACTGTGGGTATACGCCCACCACAATCTTCTTTAATATGTTGCTCACCGATGTAACGCACAGGCACAATCTTGCCATCTGAATTAGTTATAGTTGAGCCAAATACACGCTCACATTCAAATATGCCCTGACTGTGATGCCTCAACGCTCTATGTCGAGCATCTGCAAACTGCTCTTTAGTTGCGTCAAACCAGTCATGTATGTGCTGATAATCTTCGGGCTTACCGCCCCAGATTTTTACGCTTGTGAGTGAGTGGTGATGAGGGTGCATTATTTGTCCTCCTCGGTTTCCTCGGTGTAGTCGAACGAATGGTCTGTGGTTTCCGTATAGTTAATACCCACATTTAAGTTAATCGTTGGGGGTGAGGTTTGTAGGTCAATAATCAATTCGCCCTGCCCACCATCATTGTTGTACCAGTCAAGCCCCTGTTCTTCCAAAGCACATTCGGTTATGGTTGTAAAGATTTCTTCTAAGGATTTAGTCGTTACTTGACTACCCTCAACCCATTTGTTTTGGTCACTACAAAACGAACCGTAGGTTTCTTCCCATTCAATGGAGTGTTTTGATATATCTACGGGTTTACCATGGGCGTCTAGTGCTTCTGCACCAGTGATCTCACCAGAGTCTCCACCGCCCTGAAAACTTACAGTAACGGATTTAATACCAAGTAATTTAAGTGTGGAAAGTAGAAGGGTGCGATGTTTTGTTGATGGAAAGGCTTTACTCATTTCATACCTCCGTTCGTTTGGGGTTCATCTGCTTCAGCAGGGATAGGTCTGTGATGAGGGTGTATGCCGCTTTGTTACTGATTGGGGCCACGCACCAGCTTCGACGTGCGTATATCGCATCACCGTCACGACAAGTTGCACACTTGTTTCCAGTTTGTTTTAGGGTTTCGGGGAATATATCGCTACCGCATTGAGTACAGAAATCATAATTGCAAGTCATTTAGTCCTCCTTGTAAATAAGTTAGATGCGGATACCAGAAGCGGGGTCAATCAAAGCATTACCAGTTTCATGTGGTACGGGTCTCGGTGCTGTGAGTGCTGCGATGCGGTCCTGAAACTCGCACAGCAGTAGGATTCCTGATAGATACAGTCTCATAGCTTCGATAGCCTTTTCGTGCGCTTGGTCGTATTGCGTCTGGGTCATAGTGGTTCCTTAGATTAGGGTAATAACCATGATGGTAGTAGGGTGGATAAATGCTGGATAATTAGCTGGATAATTGTAAGCCCATGAATTTAAAGTAATTATCCAAAATGGGAAAAAAGGGAGAGAACGGAGCGTATGATGAGATATAGGAAATTATAGAATTACCATCAGCCGCATCACACGCACTGGGAATTTATCTTTTTCTCTAGGGCTTACTGTTTTATAATGGATAAATGGATAAATAGATAAATATAAGGCCCGTTGTTCCTGTGGATAGGCATCTACAAGCCATTCGTGGTAATTATCCAGAATTTTATACACACCATGAAATGGGGCGCCTAAGCGCCCCCTTGGATAATTAGTTGGATAAATATACACACAATCATACACACACTACCATTGATTGAGTGGAACCTGCGA